CGATTTGGTTGATGGTAAATCTGGTTGCGGTGGAGAATGATCAAAAAGTAAGTCCATCTTTAGGGTTTCCAACACGCCAACTTTTTCGAGTGCGCTTTGCGGACGGCCCAACAACATAGTCATCCACCTATGATCTGGCGCGGTTGCGACGATGTAAATCGCATCAAATTCTCCCGTTCGAGCGCGATCCGCAAGACCAAGGAGTCGCTGATACATCTCATCAGCGTCTTTGGGTCGTTCAAATGGAACGATAGTAGGTTTTGTCATTCTAAAGCCTTGTTCTCACTAGGAGGAAGATAGCGTTCGCGTAGTGCGCTTAGGATCAGCGGCTTGTCGTCTTTCTCCAGCAGCTTCCACCAGCGATGATTGTCATCGCGCGGGGTATGCACGTCTTCAATCGAGCGCACCATCGCATATTGAGAGCGATAGCCGTCCGAATGTTCGACGACATCCCCGTACATCCAGATTGAGCCAATCGCCGATGGAACATGCTGCTCTAGGAGCTTATGGAGCGCTTTAGCGGGGTCTTTGAAGGCCCATAAACCGCCGCCATCATGGTCTCCCGGCTTACCTTCGGCGGCTATCCCAGGAACCCATGTATATTGGGCACTGTAGCTTTGAAGATAGCCGTCCTTGATGCCCCAGATACGCCAGCCGACAAACTCACCAAACGTCATTCCAGCCTTGTCAAGCGGTTCACACTTGATTGGCGCAAAAGCTGGGATAGCACCGGCTGTTAATCCTCCGACGCTCATCAGTCCTGCTTGAGTGGTAAGGGTGTTTTGGAAGGCTTGCTGTTGGGCGAGGGCGTTTTGCTGGGCGATAAGGGCATTGTAGGCGCTCTGGATGGCTCCGACGCTGGCATTGGGAAGCGAACCGGAATTACCGAATGGCGTTTGAGGGGCTGACCCAGTTCCAAGTGGACCTCCTAAAAACGGATTTAGAGTTGGAAAAGGAAAATGTTTTTGCCATGTTCGTCCTAGTCTAAAGGACACATTACGATAATGGCCCAGCAATTTTGCTGGCTGCTATCATCAATTTCCTTATTCTCTGCGCTTCACGAAGCTTATCAGTTCCAAAATGTAAAAGAGCGGCATCCATAAAACCGGCTCGATAGCAATCAGCTTCATCTGCTGTAGCAAAAGGCATTTCCTCCGCAGACTGAACGCGCATAACAGATTTAAGACGCGGCTGGCTTCCTACGCCATTGCGAGGAGCATTACTCTTCCAATGTGCAATGCGCCTTAACCGACTGCTTACGGCATTTCGCGTTTTCCCAAGTTCTTTCCCGATTTCTGTGAAGCTCTTGCCCGCTTCATCCAATTCTATAGCACGAGCATCTTCTTCCGGGGTCCACACAGGCGATCCCATATGAGTGATGGCGGGTGCATGATTTTGTCGATAAGTGAGCATCGTCCTCACCAAATAGGAATATTACGCTAGTCGTCTTTGTAACCAAAAGGCCCAATGATCCTGCGCGGCGGTGGCACAGGCCACCATTCATGCGGGCTGCGTACAGATTCGACATGCAAGGGACGAGACAACACCCACGCCTGCAATTCATCATCCCAATAGGCTCGTGCCTTTCCACCTACCGCAATGTAGACCTCTGAGCCATCCTTTGGGGCTGTCTCAATAGGCTGGGCATCATCAGTCATTCGTGCTCACTAGATTTGTGGTTCTCACTAGGACGCAGCGTTCCGCTAAGAGTGAGTTTACCAGTTTTGTGCCACATCTCCAGCAGTGCATCGAAAGATAGCTGAGCCTCTTCATCGCTCGCACAATCAATGCGGAGTATGATTTGCCCCATAAAAACTTCGCCTGTTAGCCGTCCGGTAGCGATATGAATTTCGTCAGTCATTGAGATGATACAATTAGGTGAATACGGGGATCGCGCGGCCCGAGATAGATGGCTGGTAATCCAATATCGAACTGGTCAGCGGTCGGATCAAGAACGCGCCCATCCTCTAACTCAAGCCAGACATGGTTCGCCCAATCCCATGACATTATGTGATCGTGCGGATATTCGCACTTGACCGCGCGGATATTGACACCGAGAAATGCAAGATAACCTTCCAAGGGCCATGCGACCATAGCGCAGCGTCCGCTTGGCTCGTCGCCATCAAGGATGCCTTCGCGAAATTCGCGAGCAATTTCTATTAATTCATTGTCAATCATTCTAAATCCATATTCTGAATGGCTGCGCGCCCCGCATCAGTAATTCTCCAAGCTCGCAAATCAGGCAAATGATAGACTAATCCTTTACGGCGAAGAGAAAGTGCGATTCCGCGCGCTACGCGGTACGGCTGTCGATGCCAAAATTTGTCCCCTGCACGCACCAACTCATCGCCAATCATGCGCTCATTAGCCTCCATGAAATGACCTGCATGGAGATAGCGCAGAACAAGCTGCTCGCGCGCAGATAAGATCAATTCTCCAACGTCATCCATTAGATTAGGCAATCTAGTGAGCATCAAGATAGGCGTCCACGGCGCGATTTAGCGCCGATTCAGCTTCTCCGAGCTTAACCCAACAGGCAGGATCGCAATTCGCACCCTTTGTTGCTTCAAGCGATGCAAATTTACGAGCGAATGCCCAGTCGCACGCTTTGGTGATTAGATCGCTTTCCAGCATTTCTAGTGTCAACGTAATCTCCGCATTTGACTAATTGGCGTCGCTTTCCTGCTCCGTGCGAAGCTGCGAAACAACGTGCTCGACCCATGTGGGGATCGGCTTCTTGCCTCGCGTCCATCGGTTCACCTGCTCCGGCGAATAGTCGATATGGCGGGCGAAAGCTCGTTGCTTCATCTTGAGATCGCGTAGCGCAAGGCGCAAGTCTGCCGCTGTGAACATTCCTTGACCCTAGCGCAAAAAAAATCGCGTGTCTAGGAAAAAAAATGTATTGACATGGTATCAAGCCATCTATACGGTGAGCGCAAATCGGAGGACGCAATGGCATCCATCATTCGGTTCCCAGTGCGAGACTACTACGATCCGCCAGGCGATGGCGGCACTTACCTACTGGAACAGGAAATGGCGGAACTATCCGACGCCGCCGAGGACGCGGAAGCCTACGCCAACGAGTATGAGGCGGAGGGCGACTACGCCAAGGCAGACGAATGGCTCGCCAAGCGCGATGCGTTTAGCGCGCGCTATCACGAGCTGCGCCGCCGCTGCGACGACATTACGGGAGGGTGGTGATGATCACCTTCCACCGCGCGCTCGCCGCGCACATGGATAATGCGAAGCCCTCGTTTGCGCCGCGTCCAACAGCGGCTTGGCGCTGGATTGGCGGCTTTATCTTCGCCCTCGCGTGCCTCGCACTCTTTGTCTTTGGATGGGCAGCACTGCCATGAACCGCTACCTTGTTAAATCCGCAGGCCCGAATTGGTACGTGCGCGATACGCTGACGGGCGAAACCGTTATGGGAAGCGTGACACGTTGGGAGCATGAGGCGCTAGCGACCGCACGTCGCCACAACGCAGCCTACGACCGCTTCAAGGCTGAACTACCGCGCCCGGTTGTGGAGCCGACGCCATGATCGATCATCTCGACGACGATCTCGCGCCCGCTCGCGGCATCGCCTACGGTACGCTGATCGGCTTCGCGCTGTGGGCCATCATCATCGCGTGCGTCGTGCGCGCGCTAGCGTAAAGGAAGGATTTGGTTAGGATGCCCAAGGTATTCATCGAACTCGACTATGATGTGGTCGAGAAAGCGATTAAGGCGAAGGTTCCGGCTGCCGTCGAGGATGTGCTGCGCCGTTACGACCTTCAGCGCCTCGTTGAATGCGCGATCACATCGGACAAGAAGCCAGAGCCGCGACGCGATCATTGGACGATGCTCGGAATGTCATCGGAGCCACAGTCTCCACGGGAGCAGTTTGAGGCCTCGCTGCATTCGGCGATGAAAGACGCTATGCAGGCATACATCGGTCATTGGTTGCGCGACAGACCGGAGATATTTGCGGCAGCGGTTGAAAAAGCACTCCCCAAAGCGCTCGCCAAACTCACCCTTAAAGTGATGGATGATGACGATGACTGAAACGATGCAATGGACGATTGTAGATAAGTCCGCTTGGAGCGATGGTCCGTGGCAGTCGGAGCCGGACACGCCGCTTGAAGAGAAATCGAGAGTACGTAGATGCCACGCGAGCTATCGATCACGAACTAGTCCAGCGCTATCAATCAAAATAATCATTACAGATAGGTGAAAACATGGCTGAAGGCCACAATAGCATCGCGGGCGACGAACTCAAGCGCTACATCGAGCGTATCGAGCGGCTGCGTGAGCAGCAGAAGGCGTTGAAGGAAGACGAGAAAGAAGTCTTCGCCGAAGCTAAAGGCCGGGGCTTCGATGTCAAGATCATGCGTCAGGTCATCAAGCGCCGCGCCCGCAACAAGGATGACATTGACGAAGAGGAAACGCTGATCGAGCTATACGAGCGCGCATTGGGCCAACTCAAGGATACGCCGCTCGGTCAGGCGGCGATGGCGCGCGCCAATGGCTGAATGCCATCTCTGCTGGCTCTGGTGCTGGATCAATATGTGGTACGGACGATGTGCCTATGATGGCTCGGAATGTCCCGGCCATGCGCGTTAGAAAGGTTTAGAATGAACTCTCTTACTCCCGCTCTTTCGCTCGCGCCGCGCACCTTCGATGAAGCACTGCGCTTCGCCGATCTCGTGGCGCAAAGCGATCTTGCCCCGAAGGATTACAAAGGCAAGCCTGGCAACGTATTGGTTGCGGTTCAGATGGGTGCGGAAGTTGGCCTGTCGCCGATGCAAGCGATCCAGAACATCGCGGTCATTAATGGTCGGCCCAGCATCTGGGGCGATGCGGCGCTGGCACTGGTCAAAGCATCTCCGGTTTGCATCGATGTGATTGAAACGATGCGGGGCGAAGGCGACGAAATGGTCGCGACTTGCATTGCCAAGCGGAAAGGTGCGGTCGATGTCTCCCGCTCTTTCTCAGTCGCCGATGCCAAAAAGGCCGGATTATGGGGCAAGACGGGGCGGGACGGTCAGCCTACTCCTTGGGTCACATATCCAACTCGAATGCTTCAGCAGCGTGCTCGTGGCTTTGCTATTCGAGACGCTTTCCCTGATCTGCTTAAAGGTTTGGTTACACGGGAAGAAGCGGAGGATGTTCCACGTGAAATGGTTGATGTGACACCGCCACATGATGCTGAAACTGGCGAGCTTCCCGACAGCCGGAAACTCTTTGCTGATGGAAAGATTGCCGCCGAGAAGGGCAAGGATGCGCTTCAGGCGTGGTGGAAAACACTCGCCGCGCATGAGCGCAAGGCTCTAGGTGGCTTGACTGGATCGCCAATGGCTCAGTGGAAACAGATGGCGACGGTCGCGGATAACAAGAGCCTAGAGACGAATATGAAACAAGCTTCTGCCAAGGAGGGGCAGGAGCCGCCTGCTGCTGCCGCGCCGGGGGACGCTGGCGCGCAGGCGGAGCCACAACAGCAGAATGTGTTTCATCTGCCGATCTCCGACGATGAGGCGTTCTGTGACGCGCGGTTGGCTGAGGTCAAAGCGTGCAAGACCTACGCTGAGCTTGATGCCATCAAGGCGACTTGGGCCGCCCCCGATGCGCTGCATGAGAAAGGTGTTTGGTACGACCGCATGGAGCGGATACCAGCGAATGATTGGGGCAACCTAATGCGCCAGATCGGCGATCACGAGAAGAGCTTGACTCAATGATCGACTGGTTGATCGCACTGCTGGAAGCGGAGGTTGACCGCGTGAAGGAGGAATATCGCGATGTCGATCCTGAGACTGACTTCTATTACGCGGGTCAGATCGCTGGTCTGATGACAGCGATCAACCTATTGCGGTCGGCGGCTTTGCCAGTTGGCCGTGTCAGTTAGATGGAGGTATTACAATGGCAGAACGATTCCAAATCTGCTGGGAAGGTCACGGAAGTCGCGAAGGCCGCTTTTATCGCGGGTTTCCCTTTGGTGGCCCTCGCGATGCGGCAGCCAACACAGTTGACCGATTGAATGATGATTGGCCAGGAACGCGGCATTGGCTTGAAATTGTCATGGAAGATGAACAGCCAAAGCTTCACGGCTGGCATCCGCTAGCTAAATAAGGGGTTCTCAATGAAACTCACTGATCCACGAGACATTCAGCTTGCTCGGCAGGCGCAAGGGGCCATTATGCGACGCACTATCTTGCCATCAGGTCTAACGACGCCTGATGTGGAGCTGGTTGTTGTCGGCACTCGATTGATCGTGCGACAGAGCAAGAGAGCGCAGGATTTGCGTCGCAATCTCGGCGTTGAACCTTAATCCTCACCAAAACGGCAATTCTCAATGACAGGGTGGCTCCAACTTCCCCGTTTCCGAGGGATCGCATATCGAGTGCGACCTTGCGACGCCATCATTGAATACCAGGATCGCGAGGGATACTGGAACCGAATGCCATGGCCAAACGGGGATCATGACCTTTTAGCGCTAATCAAGGCTGTTCGTCTTAGTGATAACAGTTATTCTCAATAGGAGAAAGACTTGACAATCCAAACAACGCAATATGCGCCCCGCAAGATGTATAAATGCGACCGCTGCGGTGCAGTACGGTATGGGCCTCATCCTGGAACGCTAAACACGGGCGCACCAACTCAATGTGTTTGTGGAGGCCGCTTGCTTGATCGACAAACATTGCTTCGAAGAATGGTTCGGGTAGCTCGTCGTTCTATTCAAATTCAGCAATCTAAGTGAGACGAAAATGAAATCTCTTGCGTTAGCTATGCTTTTGTTAGCACACCATCCCCAGTCTCACACACAGGAAGATGCAGGTATGATGTGTTCATGGTCTTCCTGTCGTTGTGGTTGTGGGCATGGTTGTTATGATCAGTATGGCCGGTGGTATTGCCTGCCATGGTAAGTAGCACATCTGGTGAGCAGCCATGACCGAGGCAACCGAAGAAGAAATCAAAACCGTTGGGCACTTGCTAATGCTTCTCGGAGCGCAGCGTAGCCAGCCACAAGACAACATCTACTTCGGCCATTTGCTGGTATTCCTGCGCGAGCAGCGGGCCACGGGCAGGCGCGAAGGGGCGGAGCAGATGCGGGAGGCTGTGCTTAAAATGTACTGTGAGTGTTGGATTACAGAAGCTGATATCCGCGCCCTCCCGCTCCCCGGAGACAAGACATGATTGCTCGCATCCTCGCCCTCGCCCTCGCGCTGTGCCTCGCCGGATGCGCTGGTCAGGACGCGTACACGACCGCGAAGGGCTGCTTCCTACCGCCGCCGCTGTTCCTGGCGTGCGGCAACCCGTTCTAGCGAGAAGGTACGTTTGGAATGACACGGGATGTAGAATTGGATTTCGGGTGGGGGCGGAACCCATTCCATAAGCAACTCGGCGTAGAGCAATCTCCTGCCCTAGAGCACATGGACAAAGACGCGGAGGCAATCATCCGACTCCATATTCGAGGCCTAATCCCTGACAGTGTTCGCGATATGGCGATCAAAAAGGCGATTAAGCGCGCTGGGTTATCCTAACCTTACCGGAGGTAAGTTACGTGACTATCAAAATAATCAAAGAACCTGATATTCATCTCACGGAAGATGAGTTTAGACGACACCAAATCGCCTATCGCGATTTCTGTCGATATTGTCTTCACCCTCCGTCATTTGAACATTTTGTTAGAAGTAACCCCTTTGCAAAACGTTCATATGTAGAGGCAATGGCTGAGACGACTCGCCTTGGCCGTGACCTAGTGTAATCTATATATACAATGAGGTCAAACCGATGGGAAACGTCGTCCACGACACCGAACGGGTTCAAATTTGGGCCAGCGTTGACAAAGGCATAGCCTCATTCGTTCGCTATCTGAACACGATCCCTGGCGTGTATACACACGCTTGCTGTCAAGGCACTATTGGCGAAGGTGGTGCTGAGCCATATCCCGCCGAAGTGGCGGTTAGTTGGGAGACGCCAGCAGCTCGTTCTATTTTGCTGTCACTCGGCCTAAAGGAAGAAGGTCAGGCGCACGGAACCGTTTACCCGAATGCCGGTGTCTTGATTGGCTGTAAACACGAGGCGTTGATCACTGATAAGGTAGAACGCGCCGCTCTAGCAATATGGCGAGAACGCGAGATCGGATTTCCGCCGCGCGTAAGACGCTGGATGCCTGACGAACATGACCGTGAAAGTGGCGCATGGGAAGCGTGCCTTCGTGAGGCCCGCGCAGCTCTAATCGCTGCATCCTAACGTAATAACTGAATAACATGAGGTCGCTGTGATCGATGAGAAAGAGCCGTTTTATGTCCACTGCGAAAAATGTTCGCATGAATGGGCTGTGGCTTTTCTGCCGTTGCCGGTCAATGTCTTCTCAAAGTTAGCTAAAGCCTTGTGTCCAATGTGTGGATCAAAAAAGGTGAATGTTGGGTCTAAACCAAAACCCACTGATGAGGGCGATGCTCGCGCTTGGATCAAAAACGGAGATACTGGAGTGTCATCCGAAACGATTTGGAGTGCGCTGACGGGCTGGCCCGTGAGACGGCATGGAATTCCATATGATCCTTCAGATTTTGGCCGATGCTACCGCCTCTTAAAAATCATGCCGGGATGGCGAGAGCGTTTGCCGGAAGTTGCTTTGAAGCATCCCGATTGGAAGCCATTCGTTGATGTGTGGGATGAGCTGACTGCGCTCTATGAGGAAGAGGTTCCTCACCACAAAGGGCGCGCTCCGAAACTATACAGACGGATGCAGGATTTGCGCCCGTCCTAGTGAGAAACTGAAATCTAGTGAGGATACCCGCGTGCTCAGTACCGAAAAGGGAATGAGCCTAGCCTATCGCCTCCGTCAGCAGCTCGGCTGCTTTGGTCCGAAAGGACGACTGAGCCGGATGTGCCGTAGGGCGCGGGTCACTCCCATTCAGATGCCACAATCTGGTGAGGACTAAATGACCTCTATTAATCCATCTCCTTGGCAGGAGCCATATCCTGAAGATCAGGTGAACATCACATTGGACTATCTTGGTCTATCAGGTGCAGAGCGAGAGTTATATCGCGAACGAGTCACGAAGATGCTTGAAATGAAAACGCCAATTCGCGACATACGGCGCGCTCTTATTGGTCCTAATCAGAACCGCGTATTGGACTAGCACGCGCGGACTTGACGCGATGCTATCCTTTCCACATACTCTTTTCTTCCGCAACTAGCATTAGGAGTTGGGGATCATGAACCTCCCCGAATTCAAAGCATGGTTTGAAGGTTTTACCGAGGGACTAAGCGGCCCTCCGAACGCGAAACAATGGAAGCGTATCAACGAAAAGATCGATAAGATCGAAGATGCGCCGCCGGTTACGCTTCATCACTTCCACGATCATTATTACCGTCCTTGGCGTCGGTTCTATGAAGGGCCATACTGGGGCACTAGTTGGACTGCGCTCGGCGTAGGCACCCTTAATCAGGCTGGCTCATTAGCTATGCAGTGTAGCAACTCTGCTGCGCAACATGGCGCATTGGCGAGTAACAATATGAGCCAAACACTGTCGGCATTGCCGTCGCCAAGTGAATCGACATTTGATTCCCAAGCCGCGTTCCAAGAGCTAGGACGAGCTGAAGCGCGGTCAATGGCCCGATAAGGGTCTACAAAGGGTGGCTTTGGCCGTTGTGCCCACTGAACAACGGCCTACTAACCTAAATGGTACTTCTAGTGAACGTACTTCTGATAGGCCGTGATCCAGTTGCTCGTGATCGCAGTCCGCGCATCATCCACTGTCATCGCGCCGCTACATACCAACCGATGCAGTGTGTCTTCTAGCTGGTCCTTCTTCCGCGCTCCCCATTCGCCAGCGTAAGGCTCCGGCCAAAGGTTCTTGGGGTCAGTTGGGTTGCCGCCGATCTCCAATGAAATGAAATGGTCTTCCTCATAATCGCGAACATTTTTATCAGCGTATCCGTATTGCGCGATCTGCTCCTGCTTTAACTTATTCGTATAGGATGCGGGAGGTCTGATCTTCTTCGTCCAGTTCGCGACGCAGATCGTCGAATGGATATTGCCTTGCATGACATCTGGGTTGATTGCACCTGGCGTCAACTGCGGATTAGGCAGCCCACTCGGTTCCTGCGCCCATGCAGCGGTAATCAATGCAAGTCCGCAAATCCAATATGGTTTCATGGAGCACCCCTAGACGCGCGAAAATGTCTACGTCCGCTTGGCCGGATAAACATCCACGGCATTCCTCCATTCGCGAGACGAGCGAACTGGCTGATCCACTGACTGCCATTCCAACTCTCGACGTAGCCGCCTGAGAGCATCGCAGGAACGGAAGCTTTGAGTTCGTTGTTGTAGTCGTATTGCGTACCGCTCATCAAACCGAAATAGACTGGATAGACGAAGTTGCTCACCGCGAGACCATTGATCAGATACATTGATTCTTCAACGGGATCGCATGGTTCTACGATGTATGGGCCAGCCATTCGTGTGCAGAGCGGGTCGCAAAGAGTCTCAAGTAGCTCATGGCTGACGACCGTGCGCCAATCGTTGCCGCTGTTGATTGCTCCCTCAATGTCAATTTTCCCCTCGGGGAGCGCGCCATCCATTAGATGATAGCCGAGGTCTCCAGGCTGATCTAAGCCATCCTGAAGCCAGAACTTCCATGCATTGGCAGGTACATCTTCGTCCTCGTCCCAGAGCTTCGCATCGCCGCCCCAGACAGGCGCAAAGTCGCGACTGATCTGAGTTTGGAATGCCGCCGTCGCCGCTGTCAGGTCGGGCATGGAAATATGCCCTGAGCGGTTAAGGAGGACGATATCGGTCATTTCCCGCCTAGTGAGGGATTGCTTTCAGCCTCGCTCACGACAATTCCCGCTGGCGCGTATCGTTGTGCGTGCGCTCCGCCCGAAGGCAGCGGTGGCGGAGCAATCGTAGTTGGGGCGGATATCGGGCTAGCTTTAGCGGGCAATCCGGGGATCGACGGAATGCCAAGTGCAGGCCCTGCGAGGCTCGCGCCCTGCAATGCAGCCTTAAGCGTATCCCATTGCATCTTGCCCATCAGCGCTAGGCAACCCTGCGGCGGTGTAAAGGTGCCCTGCAAACCAGCCGCTTGGTTGTAACGGATATAAAGCACCGAGGCTCCGCTGAGTACGAGCGTCCCGCCGACCTTGGGGACAAACGAAACTGCTGGCGTCCCGCCAATGTTGAGTTGCTGTGCGACCTGATTAAGACATGCCGCGCCGGGATCATTCGCAGGCAATGCGCCTACGGCCATAGCCTGATTCAGATTGTATTGAGCGTCCGTGAAGTCGGTCACAATCGGACCTGGACCTGAACCATTGCTCAAGGCCGATGAGATATCCTGTGGCAAACTGGCACTCACTGAACATCCAGCAAGCGCAATCGCTGCGACAGAAACGCAAAGAAGCTTATGCATTTGGTTGTCCCCCTATGGGAGTGCTGTTAGCGAGAGCCTGCATGGCAGCAGCGTTCTGCTCATCCTTCTTTTGGCTTCCCATCGAGTTGCCGAAATAGAAACCCGTCGAGCCAGTTACAAGCGTAATGAGCGCGCCGAGAACCAGGTTCTCGTTCGAATTCTCACCACGGACGACAATGACGGTCGTGATCGCGATGAAAGCGATGGTGATGATATAAGCGAGACCGGGAACGACATACCAGGGCATTACTGGACTTGGAGTAGCCGCAGCAGCCATCGTCGCCATAACGGCAGGATGCGGTGGCGGATCAGGCATCGGAACGCCCGGTGAGTCCTGGATGCTCATCAGCAGTTATTATGCTCTGTCGAAGGCTTAACTTCAACGGTTACGCGACTTTCCTCGCGCCGTATTTCTTTCACCCGCTCGCCGATGGAGCTGAGATCGGCAAAGATGCTAGCGGGGATTGGACGTGGCGCTGGAACAGATTTCGCATGTTCGCACTGATGCGAAGCTGAATCATCTTTCTTTCGCGTCCATGCGCTGTGGCAAATGCCGCACCATTCCTCAACAAATTCGTCGCTCATGGCGTCGCTTTCCAGATGCCGGAATCGCCTGGCTTTGCTTCCAATGGATCATAAGAAATGCCAAGGCGAAGCGTATCAGATCGCGAATTCGCCATGATCGTTGGATGCTGATGCACGTTCCATTTGGTAAACGATGCACTTCCGCCCCAACCAGCACCCGCCAGCACGGCAAAGTCCGCGAAGTTCTTGCCCAACATCGCATTGCAGACGTTGCCGGAACCATATACGCCAACGCGAAACTGTCCGCGCAAGACAGAAGCGATTGCTCCGAAATATTGGGCGATCCCACTATTGATCTGCGCGGCATTCGCATCGAAATCCACGGCGAACGTAATTGGCGTGTTGGCGGTTTGACCAACAATCTTCGCGAAACCAATAGCCGCTGCTGCATCCTTCTGGGCTTGCTCAACCGTAAATGTTGCGTATTCGGTCCCCATGCCTTCATAGAACGAGAGAATGCCGATCTCTTCATGGGCGAGATTGAGCGCTTCAGCGCGCAATAATCCCTTGCCGCCTTTCCAAAGATAACGTCCTACGAAAGCGACCTTGTGGGCTGCGGCTTTCATAATAATTGGCCCGCTTAGCGGTTCGGCGCAATCGAAGCCTTCAAGGAGAGGAGTGTCGTTCATTGGTGGCGGCTCGCAAAAATGGTGGCGCAGGCAGTGATCACGGAAGCCAAGATCGCTGTAATGATAGTGAGGAAAGTTTGTCCCCATGAATGTCCGTGGACTTTTTGAATTTGTTTTTCATTGGCGCGTTCACGTTCCAATGCATCATTTGTTTCAAGCGGTCGTATGCGTCGGAAAATTTCTTCAAAAGCAAGCTGGTCACGGGCGTCATGGGCCGCGATAGATTGGATAATGCGATTTTCTGATTCTGAGACTTCACGACGCAGGACAGTAAAGGCATCCGTTAGCCCTTGAAAGAGACCAGCAAGACGGCCAAGTTCACGTTCGATCCCAGTATCAGGGGAGACCATCGGATCATCTGGCTCAATAGATGGTATATTCGCCTCCTATTGTAACAAGATGTAACTGGGATACGCGCGTTAATTAAGCGTGAATTTAGCGTGAATTTCGGCTCTCGGCTTTTATTATCGCTCGTCCAATCGCTTCTTTCAAATTCCACAGATAGGGATCAAACGGCCAATCCTCAGAAAGCGCGACGGCGCGCATAGCCCAACTGTGCGGTTCGGCGGTTTGGAGATCGTGCAGTTGCAGCTCGCCGTTGAGGCTCTGCCACCCGTAGAGGCTCGCGAGCACGGTAAAGATCGCCCAACAAGCTCGCTCCAAGGGCTGCTGAGGACGGGAGTTGGAACGGGAAGCTGAATAGGCTTTCGACAAGCAGCGCAGCAAAGGCCAGTTTTGTCGCCAGCGCTCCATCGCCTCGGAAGCCGCGCCAGACCAACCAGACCAGCGGGAGTGCACCGATCCCAAGCTCATAGACGAACTCCATCGGATCGCAATGAACATACTCCAAATGCGGCCAGTTGACCCGGAATGCTCCGAGGCCATTGCCCCAGAGCGATATTTCCTCCCAAGCATGCCGCCAGATGATCGCGCGTTCGCCGAAGCTCTCAATGCCCTTGAAATAGGTGAGCGCAGCAAAGCCGATGCCAAGCGCGATCAGCGAGAGCCATGCCCAGCGCTTCCGCCATGCCGCGATCAGCACGCCGACCGCAACAATAGCCGCTCGATCAGGCGCGAGGATCATACAAGCGACAGGCCCAATGCTCCACTTCCATTGACGCTGTGCCACAGCCCACACCGCAAGCGGCCCCGCGATCTCCGCCATCATGTTGCGGTTGAGGTAAAGGCCGCCAGGTACGCTGTGGATGATCGACGGCCCCGGCCAGTAGCCGAAAAGCTGGATCACGCAGACTAGGGCATTGACGATCATCCCCCAGCACATGCCCTGTGCCAGATCGCGTGAGCCGCCGAGATTGAACAGGAGGAACAGGATCGCGAGATGCAGGAGCTTGTCAGCCCCAAGTGCTGCGTTCGGTGCCCAGAGGAGGCTCGCAGCGCCCCAAGCGAGGACGATTGTCCACTCCCATCCCAGACGAACGCCGCGCTCCTGCATCGCCATCAGTGCCGGTACAGCACCAAGCAGCACCAGCCAGCGCAGCGTGACGAAGCCGCCGATCAGCCAGGGATGGACGGCGATGGTGAGAACGAAACCGAGGAACGCCATCTAATTGCAACTAAATGCCGCGAGCGTCTGCGTGATCGTCGTTCCGTCGTTCATGTTGACGTTGCCATGACAAGTAGATGATACCGCACCGAAGGTAGCGTTTGAGTACATGAATTCCAATTGGCCTCGGTTATCCACGAAGTTGTTGGTGATGTTTGTTCCGCTCGGCCCGTAACCAGTCGCACAGCAATAGACCGTCGCGCCGCCCCACGCTCCTGGGCCACCGCTTGTGTTTACGATAACTGTATTGTTCTCAATGTTCGCGGCGACTTGAATGAGGTTTGCGCTGATCTGGGAGACGGGGTTTAGCGGACTTGTTCCCGCCGCCGTGCTGGGATTTTGATAAGAGATCGTGTTGTAGTTGATATTGATCGCGTAGGCCGTTCCGCTCGATCCATCGAAATATTGTCCGTCAGAATGCGACGTTGATCCGCCGAAATCCGTAATTAAATTAAATGCTTCTGTTGCCGAGCAACTGCTATTACCGCAGTCAAATCGGAACACATTCCCATATCCGTTATGTGCCCAATTGTATTCTACTGTTGCAGTACCACCGTCAAATGTAGCGACAAATGATACATTAGAACTGTCGTTTTGAGTGTATGTTTGATCAATCTCGTTAAAAGTGAAAATAACATTCTGTGTGCCGGTCTCGCTCCCAGCATTCGGGTATCCGATATAGTTTTCGCCTGCCGGATTGCATGACGCGCTTACTGTAAACAAATTATCAGTGATCGTGACAATGCCGCTGCTGACATTCCAACCGACGCAGACGCCATCGAAATGATAGCCCGAGAGGGTACAAGGCGCGCTGGCGATTAGGACATAATTATTACCGCCAGAACTTCCTGTCGCCGCACAGGCAGGCAGGCCGGGGCAGGATGAGCTATTGCATTCTGTGAGCGATGCAAGCGGAGTGTAATAAGAGACTGGGTACTTAACCCCCGCCGACCACCAAGCTGGTGTCGCCGTATACCCGTTGAGGAGCGAGGCGATCTGCTTTGTCGAATTAGGATTAGCCCCAGCGCAGCCATCTTGGCCTGAATAGGGATCTGCTGCACAGAGACCGGATGGCGGCATCAGCCCACCAATCATCGCCTCGGAACGGGGCACCGTGCTCAGCGAGAGGAAATATCCGAGGAAAACAAACGCGATAGCCAACACCGGCTTGCGCACGTTTATTTTCAAATTCATTGGCCGCCAACCGCCGCAAGATAAGTATTTATCCGAGAGTAGATGTTTGCTTGCTCGGTAGAACTGAACGACCGTCCTACAAAAGCCGCCGCAACAACAACACCAGTTCTGCTGAACTCATTGCGAATTAAAATAGCGACATCGCCAGGTGTGGTGGATGCTCTTGTGTCGCTTTTGTTTGAAGTGCCACCTTGATAGATTTGGCGCGCCGCCGATCCACTTCTGTTAATCGAAACTAATGTTCCTGTTGGCGGTTCTCCCGTCGTTGTAAGGGCTTGCGAGTCAAATATCTCGCCTGTACCGTTGCCCAACTCGTCATAATCGAGCCAGAATTCCCCACCGTCGCCGACATAAGCGCCATAGTGATCGGCTCCTGTACTGGATGTTCCTACCCAAATGCCGATGCTAGCGCTGTTCTGAGTAGCGTTGCTGCCTGCCCCCGAATTGAGTCCAGTGCTGAGGGTGTCTGTGCTCGCATCGAGGCCGGAATATCCTCGATCGGCTGTGAATGTAGGGCTGCCGTTTGGGCTAATAGTAAATGAAGTGGAAACCAGATTTAGTTTTGCATCAGCTACAGTTTGATTAGCCAAAAAATAAAGAAAGTCGAAACCCGTCCATGTTCCATCAGCGACAAATCCGCAGATTGCCGTAGTTAGAGCTGACGTATGGGTTCCGTCGAAAGTGCCGCGTGCGAGGAAGGTCGTCGCTTGAGAACAACCAGACGCAGGCGTGGGCATCGCCGACAGCATCGCGGGTGGCGACCACTGCGCCATCGGCGATGGGTTGAACGCGACGAGCGCAATACCGCAGGCAAGCGCGGCCAGAGCCGCTATGAGGACGCGACGGATCATTGGAGCGCACTGATGAGATAATGCGGCTTCGCGTTTATCCGCGTCAGTGCGATATCAAAATAATTGTTATTCGTTGTATTGAGCGAATCGCCCGTGTTTGACCCTTCCGAGAATCCCGAGAAGGTGATCGTTCCTGCGGAGGGACCGTTATTGATTCGCACCACGCAGGAGCCGTCATTCGCCGACATCGCGAGCGTGAAACCGCCGTTGTTGTAAAGCGTCTGGATCGGGCCATTGCCGCAGTCAATTGTCGTGGTACCGCTTCCAGTGCCGTTTCCGTAAGCCTGCGGATGGATACCGCCCGTATATAGCTGGCTCGGCACGTTGAGGTAAGCGAGCGGTGATGTTGCCTCAGAGGGAATATTGAAAGCCACGGGCGCGTTACCTGCAGCCCCGATTGTCCCCAGGATCACGCCGACGATCTGACCTGCGTTCGGTGTGATCGAGCCTGAGTCCGTGCAGTCGCCATCCGTGGCTGAACTGACTTGCGCCGCGTGCCCTGCTGTCGTCGCGCCATCAAAGGCGCAGTTGGCGATGCCTACGTTGAGGACTTCCGCTGAGCCGCTAGTTCCAGCTCCAGCCACCACGACACCGACTGCGACCGATTTGGTAGAGTCTGTTGTATGCGAGGTAATGACCGCTGTTGAGGGCGTCCCCGTAAACTTGGCGAGCTTACCTAAAGTCGTGCCTGTTGATCCAGCATTCGGCCAATCAAAGGACGAGCCGACGATAAAGACACCCGATGAGTTGGTGATCGTATTGGTATCGAGTGAGAGCCAATTCGGGCTGTTGGCGCTGCTGGAACCAAGGAGCGTATTAGCTGATGGAGCTGGAATATCCGTCGTTGGCACGATGGCAAGTGCAACAGGTGCATTGCCCGCTGCCCCGATAGTTCCCATCACCGTACCGATGACCTGACCGTTTCCAGGCGACGTTCCAGCGTCCGTGCAGTCGCCATCCGTTCCCGTGCTCATTTGCACGAGATGGCCCGCTACTGCTGCACCATCGAACACGCAGGTCGCGACACCGTTAAATTGGATGATTGCTGTACCAGTCGTGCCTGCCCCAGAAGTCACGATACCAATTGCCGTGGCACTTGCCGGCGGATCAGTGTGCGAAGTGATAACGGCTTGAGACGAAGGCGATCCCGTGAGCTTCGCGAGCTTATTGATGGTCGTCCCGGTCGAGGAAGCATTGGCAACGTAGTAGTCATCACCGATTACGGTTAGGACGCCCGCCGACTCCGTGACCGTACTCGCATCGACTTTGCCGCAACCAAAGGCAAGATTCGTCATCGCGGTACAGGCAGAAGCGAAGGTCTCACTAACGAGTGCCCCAGCAGTTCCAGACCATTCTGCAAGTTGTCCATTCGTAACTGAGACGCCGTTCCCTAGGTAGGTCAGCGTGTTGGTGCTCGCGCCACCAGGACTAATAACGGTATTGTTGCTACTACCGGAGAGCGCGGATTGAAACTGCGAAACACCTGATCCTGAACCTTGGATTTGAATTCCGTCTGCTGGCGAAAGTAGTACGCCCGTTCCAAGGATGATGTTAGCGTTATAGGTCTGATTTCCTGTCCACGTATTAGGATGTCCCAAAGCCAGCGACGCGACTACCGCTCCTGATGACGGCGTGATTGTCAACGTCCCGTCACTATTGGTCACGCTGCTAACGGCACTACCTCCCGAACAGCTTCCCCAGATTGGCTGTCCGCCAGAGCCGATAAGGCAGTCTCCGTTAACGACTGGGTAAGGAATGCCGCCACCGCTTGGCACCTGCGCGTAAGCAGGAGCAATGAGCGCAAGGAAGGGCATGAGCCAGCATAAAAGTCGGCGCATCTCAATTGTCCCTAAACATTAGTGGTGGCACTTCCCCGATACGCCCACCACGTATTGTGCCCAATACGTCGAGAGCTTTCTAGCGTGAAGCTGCTGCAATCCGTTGAGAATGGCGAGGAGCGTGGCGATTACAGTCAATGTGCCTGAAAGGCGACGAAAGCGATTTACGAGCCTGCCCACGGCGTATAAGGAATCGGCGCACCAGGACGGAAACCCTGCATGGTGCGTCCTTGCTCTTTCTGCAATCTGCGGTTTGTCCGCTGCCACCAGCCAGGCGATGCAGCTTCGTACAGGTGATACCAGAGCAGGTAATCGAGTGCGCCCTTGAGGTAAACCATGTTGGCGAATGGCACATGCCGAACGGCGAAGTGCGCAAGATCGCCCCAAAGATTGTGGAATCGTCCCTGTGCCGAAGGATTCTGCGTCGTCAGGTCATCACGGAAGCGCGTGAAAATTCGAACGAAAGTATCAGCATCAGATGCGACTGGACCAAGGGCGGTCGAGACAAGCCCAGCTCCCATACGGTTCGTTTCCCCGAACAAAAAATCGCCGAGGATGCCGATTCCGCCGCCTTGCGCGAGTGCCGCAAACATGGTTGCTGGATTGCGAATATCCCTTGGCGGGTTGCCCGTCGCGAGATCGTTCACGACCATACGGAAATAGCCACCGGCCATCGAGAGCGCAGCAAGAATACCAAGGTTCCAGGCTGCTTCGCCGCGCGACAGCGACATATGAATTTCCCGTCCGATGATCTGGTTCATCGCAGCAGCGGGCCACATTTTGAATTGGGTCAAGAACCGCATCATCTCGCCACCCGCCGTGCCGGGGCGACCAATACGCAGCATGGCGCGCTCGCGCACACCTGGCGTCACGACACCATGCGCGGCAGCATCTTCGTAATAGGAAGACAGCTTATCCGAGAGCGTATCCTTTTCGGCTTGCGACAATCCTTCAATCCGTTGCGCACTATCGGGAGCCATAAACGTGCGATCGTCAAAGGTTGGCAAATCTCTGACTGACCGAAGTTGATCCCATTCCTTTGCGCCGATGCCGTACTTCTCGATCATCTGTGCTAGATGCGGCTCAAGCTGACCAAATTCCTTATCGATATTCCGTCCAAGTTGATTCGCCAACATCGAACGCACAGCAGCCTGCGTGTTGTCAAATATGTAATGGATGCCAGTGTATTTCATAAATGTATTTGCAAGGCTAGATACGCGCCCCGGTAATAGATCGTCAGCTTGATACCGTGCGAACATATCGCGGTTAAGACCATGCGCGTATGCACCAAGATCGGCGAGGATTTCTTGCCGTTCCGCTGAACCTTTGCCCTCTACAAGCGCGCGAACGAGATTGCCGAGCGTCTGCAAGCGCGGCACGCCATGATGCACCATCTCGCTCGTGACAGTCGGCCAGATTGAGGCAAAGTGCGTCAATCCCACGCCGCCAAGGCTTGACATCGTTTCCCAAGTTCGTACGACACTACCGAACTTCGCCCATGCTTCGCTTGCGGGAATGTTGGCGCTGCCGTCAAGCTGCGACATCACGCGCTGTAATGGCTCAATGCGACCTTGGAAATTCTTCACGCCATCGATGTTGTCGCGGTAACGTTCTTGGATGCGGCGCAGAATCAAATCGAAATTATTCGTCGGGCTGGTGCCCAACTTATCCATAAGGGCAAGTTGGCGAGCGCCCGTCTCAAGGCTACCCATAATGCCAGCCATGAGTGATTTCGGCTTGCCATATTGCTGCATGTAGTCATGCCAGGCATCAGCATCCTTCCAGAACAGAGCACGTCCCTCACTGACTCGACGCGCCAGATTGCTGCCTTGAAAGAACGAGCCGAACGATCCTTCCTCACCTGGCTGTTGCTTTCGGATGCCCGTGACCAGCGCCTCGAAAACGGCGCGGCCAAAGCGATCCTGCGCCGCTTGCGTTGACTCGCCCTCATTCGGAATAACATCCTCGAAGGTCTTATCGGCCAGCTTCGGCTGCGTAAATTCCCACCATGTTTTGAAAGCATCGTCTGCGGACATCCGCGCGCCCGCCGCGCGGCGCATCTTCGATGGATCATGCGATGTATGAGTGACGTAATCGACCGCATCGCCGATCCGCGCCCCAGCCGCATTGAGACGGTTGCGCATGCCATCCATCGCCGTCTGTACTGCACGCGCCACATTCTCTATCGGACCTTGACCTTGAAGTGGACGACCAGCATTCAATTCCCAAATGGCATTAGCAAGTTGGCGATCAGCCAATCCTCGGATGGCGACTTTCTCCAGTCCCTCTTTACGAACTTGCCAACCAAGCTTGCCAGTCCACAAGCTGGCATTGCCCTTCCACATGCTCTCGATATTGTCGCGCGAACCGATATTGGTGCCATGGAGCAATGAACGGAGTGTTGTTTCGGCGGTGTCAATGCCGCCGTTGGTCTCGACATTATCAAGAATCCCCTGGCGTGCCGCAGCGTTGCGCAGCGCATCCATTCGGTCGTTACGGGCTTTTTCTTTGATGTTCAGCGCCGCTTCGTGAGCGGCATGAATGAGCGGATCATCCACGCCGCTCGCCCGCATCTGATCGGCACGCTCAGCCAAGCCTTCAAGGATTTGTGAGGCTTCCTGCTGCCCGATGCTGCCCTTAGCAGCAACACGGGCTATGCATGCCTCGAAAGATCGTGCCATCAGAAATTACCCGTTTCGCCAAGGCATGCAGCAGCTTCATTCACCGCAGCAGCGTGATTGTCTGCGTCCTGCAAGCCTTGTGCAGTCTGCGCTTCTTCCGGCGTCATCTCCGCACCGCTATCGGCGAAGCGTTGCTCGGCTTGTTGTAATTCAAGATCGACGGCGGCGGCTTCGGGCTTCCTGATAGGTCCGCCGATGGTTGCGATCAGTTCTTCTGGCGTCGGCGCACGGACACCTGCGCGTACTTCTTCAGGCAATTCATACGGTGCGCTCATATCATCTTGCATAATGCCTGGTGCGTAACCATCACGGTCGAGCTGTTGCTGATTTTCGATGAAGCCGACTGGATCGCGATTGTCATAGAATCCGGTAATATTGACGGGACGGCCATCAACGATCTCCGACACCGCCGACGCCATCGCGGCATGTTGATCAGTGGCGGGAGCCGTCGCGATCTTCGCCGCATCCGACAGCGGCTCGCCACGCATCTTCGCTCGCCATAGATCAGCAGCGGTTCCTAATCCGGCATGGAAGATCGCGTTACCTGCACCTGCGTAGAGCATATCCCTGAAGGCATCGCGCAGGCTGTAGTCGCTCGCTTCTTGGGTGCCAGCTGCATACTCCAAGGCCGAGACAGGAGCTTGCGAGAGAATGCCCGCCGTTGCCCCTGTGCCGAGACGTGCCGCTAGTTGTGCCGCAATTCCCGTACCGAGCCGAGCCGTTACGGCTTCTTCGCCAATACCGGGAATGAACGCCGTTGAGGCACGCAGCGGATCAAGCATGAAGCCGATCATACCCGCGCCGAGATTGCTCAGTGCTCCATGTGAATCTTGGAATCGTTGCAGCACGGCCTCGCGTTGAAGTTCGTCGCGCTTTGCTTCGCCGATGAGTTGCGCGACAGCCTCGGACATTGGACTGTCGCCAAGGCTGACTGGCTTACTATCAGGACCGTTGGGCGCGTAGCGAGCCTGATATTCATCACGCGACAACATTGGTGAGAGTTGGCTGCCAGGAAGCGGCATGTCCTGTCCAGCTTCTTCGGCTTGCGAAAAACCAGGACCGTAAAGCATCTGCGAAAGGACCGACGAGCCTTGATATATGCCCATATCGGCGGCATAGCGCAGTTTCTCAGTCGTTGATGCCGCCTCCGCACCGAGGAATTGTCCCAATGTCGCTGGCGTTTGCTCATACCCAATGTCGGCTGCCTCTTCCGGCGTCTCGAATGGCGTGGCATCGAACGCGAAGTCAGGCATCAGAACGGTGCTTGCGGCGGGATGACAGGCGCAACTTGCTGTGGTGCAGGCTTATCGAACGGCACATTGACGGGATTTCCTGAGCGATCACGCACAAGTCGCCCTTGCCAATCCATCAGCCAAAGCGCATCGGCTTTCGGGCTGGTGATCCATGACGGCGCGGCGCGGACTTGGTTGATATAATCCTGTGCCTGTGGCGTAGCAGGATTTTTGAAGTTGCCTACGTCTTTATTCATGTAGGCATGCATCTGATTGTAGCGCGCTTCAGCATCTTGCTCATTCGCATAGCTCGGCCACTTGTCCCAACCCGCCGCAGCGGCGCGCGCTTCAGCCTGATCGGGCGGCAATATTTTTCCATCCCAAACGGTCGGGATATTGTAAGTCTTCCCGTCGTGCTCGACCGTCTCTTGAAGTACTGTCGAGATATCGCCATTGGGCTGAATAACTTTTCCATTACCGCTAAGATTGGTCAGATGGTGTTGATAAAGATTGATCTCCTGTGGTGTTAAATTCAGATCGGTCTTTGCTTGCGCAAAATTGTCTTGAAGGTAGACATTTGGAATTCCAATCGAGCCAGTCGAAAGTCCAGTCAATGTCTGTGCCGCATTCGCGCTCACAGCATCAAAATTCTTGGCTGGCACGCGCGCACCGCCATTCGGCATAAACTCGTATTTGCTGACGAAGCTCTTGATTGCATCCTGAGCTGCCGAAGGATCACGGTCATAGAACGCTTTGGCATAAGCCAGCGTATCAATTGAGCCAACAATGCTGTCAATATTGCCGACTGTTGCGCCGGACTTCTGAAGCGAATCCACTAACGCCATCACGCTTGGATCGCCGCGCACTGCCGTTTTGATATCGTTTACAGGCTTGGAGCCAAGAATGTCCGTCCATTCCTTGCCGCTGCGGCTTTGTTCGGATAATCCGCGTGCCAACAACGCTGCATCGCGCTGGTCGTCCAGAATACCGACAGACTGGAAACCGACTGGCAATTTGCCCTCGGTCACGAGATCGCGAAAAACATGATCCCAAGCAGTGCCCCAATGCTGCGCTATACTGCGCATGACATCAGGCGCTTTCTCGGGATCAGCAAGGATTTGGCGCACCATGTTGGGTGCGTCAGCGCGGCTGAGAACATGCTGTCCCTCGGATGGCACACCAAGCCGTGCTTCTTCCGCCAAAAGCTTATCGGCAAAAGTCTCGGCAGGCATCTGTTGCCCCGTGCTCGCATTCCAAGCGAGATGGTCCATGTTCTGATTATCCGCAGCCAATTTCTGCGCGGCTTGAAGATCGGCATTGTGCTGCACGACATAACCTGCGGGATCGGCGACACGCTTCTCATCCGCCGTTCCGGCAATGCCGAGCAATTTCAAATGCTGTTCAAGAGCCTTATCGAAGGCCGTGTTGAGTCGTGATTGCCGCAAATAGTCCTCGCCTGTCGAATTGGCGAGAACCTGCTGATTAGCTGTTTTCTGCTTCAGGATATCATCTGGCGACATGCCATGCAGATTGTTGATCTCCGCGCCTATCGTCTGCGCATCGTGCAGATTGCCGATCATCTCGTCCGCAACATCGTGCGGGAAAAGGCTTCTGATTTTCTGCTCATTGATCTCGAAATCGCGCCCATCGGCGAGCATCGCCAAGCCGCCTTTGTATTGCGCCGTGACTTGGGCACGCTCAGCCGAGGTTGCCTGAAGCATCTGGTTGTAGGTGCGGGTGATCTTGTTAAAGAGCCGATTATATTGCGCATCATCAACATTAGGCGGAATCTTGGCGATCAACTCTTCCTTAGTAGGAAAGCCGGGCGGCGCATCAGGATTTTGTGCGGGTGGTGCAGGTTGCGGCTGCTGTCCAGTCAGTTGCGGCTGTGTGCTGTGAAGTTGCGCTACTTGCTGGACAACAGCACCATAATCAGATGGATGTACACGTCCACCTGCTGTCGTCGCAAGCTCGCCCGTGAATGGAATGCCTGCATCCTTGGCATATTGAGCCAGCGTATCATTGACCTGTTGATAATTCCGAACGCCGCTTCCAACACCGGCAAGAATAGGATTTGCTCCCGCATTTTTTAATGCTTGAATTTGCTGTGGCACCAAATTAAGTGCATCAGGACTATTGCTGGCGCCCGATGAAAGAAAAACACTTTTCCCTTTCAACAGTGCCGGATCGGCATTCCTAATTGTGTCCAATACCTCTTGTGCCGTGCGTCCATCCTTCGTATCGCCCGTAACTTTTGTAATATTCTGGATACCATGCGCAATACTATCGCCAATGACTTGATCAAACGGAGGCGCACCTTGAGGACGCGCTTCAGGCGGCGCTCCAATTCCAGCACGTTGCGCTGCTGGAATATAATTGGCACGAGAAACAGGATTTTGCGGAGCTTCAAATTGATGCAAAAATTGATCAGTAGCGGTATTAACATTATTTGATTGAGCATAACCTGGCATATGGGATTCGACCCAATTCGCCATGTAATTTGTCTGTGCGCCAATATCTTGAACATCTTTTCCTTGATCCTGCGCAAATTGCCGATATTGTGGAAGATGACTCGCAGGATTAAATTGCCAGATGCCACGCTCTCCCGCACTTCCTGGTGCGCCCCAAGGCGCGAGATTGCTTTCGGCTAAACCATTGGCCAATGCACCGTTGATTGCCGCATCACTCCAACCGCGATCAGAAAGAACTTTCCGTATCGTTCCAGCAGTTTGATTGATATCGCCCGTAATTTGCGTAGGCTCATTTCCACTTGGCGTTGTTAACGCTCCACGTAATGATCCGCCGAAGATGCCCCGTACAATGGCATCATCATCATTGCGGTTGTTGAGGTTCTGAAGCTTCCAATTGAGGCTATCATAACGTGGTCCGCGAAGGAGCCGACCCGCAGGGCTTTCAAGAAGCTGTTGTGCCTTCGCTGGATTGGTCGGCATCAGAGCTTCAATCTGATTTTCTACCGCGTCTGTTTGGGCCTTATTCGTAACATCCTGAACTTGGTCATTAGTTAAATTATGACCAAAGCGAAGTTGTGCATCCTGCATATAAGCACGAGTTAATTTGTCTATATTCTTTGAAACGGAATCAGGATTATTGGGATCATTGCGAATGCCAGTTAGCGCTAGATCGGCAGTCGTCTTATTCGTCGCCGTGGCATAATCGTTGAATTGCGAATCGTAATGCCGCCCCGCCATTTCCAGCGCATAGCGGAAAGTCCGCGCCGTCTCGTTGTTGTAAAGCAACTCCTGGTCTGCCGACCAAAGTGATCCACCAAATTGCTGACGGAGATCGATCAGCTTTTGGTTCATCGTGCTCGCGGCATTCAGCGCATCCTGCCCGCGCAATCCCATGAGACCGCGATCTGGCGTGCCGTCCGGCGATGTTTTAGAGGGATCGCCGAAGAGCATCTTCGTTACGGCATCTTCATAATTATTCGATGCATTCTGTGCTGCCACTTTGCCATAGAGCGCGCCCGCCGAGGTCAGCCCCTGGCCGAGTTTTTCTAATGCTTCAGCCTGAAAACCACCGAATGCACCAATCGGCGCTTCAATATGTTCATAATCGCGCGGCACGCGCTCGCGTGGCGCAACGTACTCGGTCGGAGCATAAGGGACAGTCGCCACGCTATGCGCTCGCGCTAAACATCTGACCTGTTATTGGGTCATATTGATTGGTCGGACTGCTACCAAAGATCGATCCGAATTTTGTCGGCAAATTGCCAAGTCCTCCCAACCCTGAACCAGCCGCCCCGAGATAAGAAACATTGCTCGCCGCTGTCTGATAAAGCCCAGCTTGCGAGGCATATTGTTGCGCCTGCACGCCATAGCCATAAGCCTGCAAGAGTGCATTATTCTCTGTCGTCAGCGCGTTAAGCGTACCGGTCTCACGCTGGCTTTCCTGAACAGTCGCTGCGGAGCCAGTATTGACATCAACATTGTTCGCGGCAATAGCCGCTTTGACCGCGCCAAGACGCTGGGCTTCCTGTAGGCTGACCTGTTGCGCCTGTGCGGCGCCCGCCTTCGCGGCATATTCCTGGTTCTGCTGAGCGATGATCGCATTGTTGTTGGCAATCGCTGCCTGATAATTTAATTGCTGCTTTTGCGCATTGGCTTGGGATACGCCGCCGATGAGGCTGACGACAGAACCGACAGCAGAAAAGATCGGCGCTAGAGCGGAAAAAAAGCTCATGCGGCTTTATCCATCAAACCGCTTAGCGTTCCATCTCGCACGAGAATGCCAAACTCCTCGTGTTCAGGACCAAACGTGAAGCCTAAAAATTCGGCGAAACGGATACCAACACGATCTAACGCGAGCAATCGGCAACAAAGCCCAGCCCTCTTTTCCAAGAGCATCAGCACTTCTCGTTTAACCAACCGCGCGATGAGGAAGCGATGGCGCAACCCTGTGATCGTTCCTGCTGCCCAAACGAAACCGATCTCATCAAGTGGCGAGCCAACCTCACCGCCAATGCCAGCGCACCGACCATCAATCAGCAATGCGACGGCATAACTTGATTTCTGCACGGTTGCCCATAGCGCGCGTTTCGTATCGCCGTGCGTGGTGAAGTGCGATTTCGCTGCTGCGCGCAATCCACGCGCCACGATCAGAGCGTGACCCAATTCCGCTGGAACTAATTCTATTTTCATGCCGCGCGTCGTTGCCGTCCATTACGTTCTTCTTCGGGCATCGAAAATGATGGCGTGTCTCCGGGGACCAACTCTGAGACAAAAGCCAAGAGATTGAGCGGAACCGGATTGTCCTGTTGCAAGGCAACTTGACCTGGTTTGCTCACACCGCCCATCACCGGAATACGCACATCGCCCGTATAGAGCGGAACGAGATTGCTACCATAGGCAGGTGTTCCGAGATTGGGCGCGACCTGCATTCCTTGCCATAGGGGCGCAATGATCGGCGGATTCTGCGCTGGACCGTCAATTTGATTGGAGCCGATCTTGATATCACGCGATGCCTCTATACGTGCCGTTACAGCAGAGATGACCTTGCGCTGTCCCTGATCGGTGGGCGATGCTGGCGAATTGAAATAGAGGCTCTGGATTTGAACTTGAAATCCAAGTCCCACGACAATCGCCGTAGCCGGTGCGGCAAGCGTAATGGTGCCCTGCGGCGATACGACGGTCGGCGGAATGATCTCGCCATCCGCCAATCCGGTTACAGTCTGCCCGACAAGATGCGTCAACCCGCCGACCGTCGTAACTGGCGCCGTCATCGTCCACGGACCATAAGGCGAGACCTGTTGCGGCCCATTGGTGATAGCTGTTGCCGACAAAAATGGCGGCGGTGTCATCGTACCAGGAATAACTTGCTGAACCGGCTGTGTGATATTCACATCGACTGAAGTTGGCGATTGATATTGTATAATCGTAGCAACGCCGCCGCCCGCACGGATCACATCTCCAACATTTGAAATAGAAAAGACCGGATTATCTGTTGTCCATGTCGCTGAATTGTTGAGAACAATCTGCGCTGAGAATCCTCGTCCCATTGCGCTTGGATCAATAATATCCAAAGTCGGCGCGGTGTAACCTGTGCCTCCACTGAAACTAACGGCGGTTATACCACCCGCTATAGGATCGATTGTCAGCGTAACGATGCAACCCGTTCCTGTCGGATCAATAATCGTAGCGGTTGTGCTCGGAGAATATCCTTGCCCACTCACCAATCCTGAAACTGAACTCGGCTGACCAAGCGGAAACGTGGCATAGAGCGTCGCATTCGGCGTGCTCTGCGGCAATTGCAGTGCACAATCAACACACCAGCAATCCGTAGCCTGCGTCCAAATTCGATTATCCATCCGCTCAATCGTATAAGCCGATGAATTGTCAGGCCCAATGAAGCGTTCAACGCCGAGATAGATTGCATCGACTGGCGGTTCCGTTACGCTACATACAGTCCTGAAAAACCCTTGCGTATCATGCCGCGCCCATGCTTGGACTTCTTGCACCTTGAGATAAGTGAGCGACAAGAGGATGCCATCGGTTCGTACCGCCCAAATAACCTTATAGGGTTCTTCTGACCATGCCCATTCTTCAATCGAATATCCAATGAAGAGATGCGATGAAAGTTGAGTGATGTCCTGCCCGGTATAAATATTGATCCAATAGTTATATGCCAGATCACGGACGATTGAACCTTTAGATTGCACGTAAAGGATATCGTACTCGATCTTGATTGGTGGCGTATGAAAGTGAGCGCCATTGAATGCTTGTGGCTGAGCCTGTTGTGAGGCAGGCGTAATTGGCTGCGGATTGAGCGCCGAACCGCCCGCACCTGTAAGCTGCCATGCGGAAGAACCAGTCAGTACGACCAAACCGCCCGGCATTGGTATCATCCATTGGATACCATCGACTTGGACGGCCCATGGCGTGCCAGTTATCGCATCAGATGGAATGGTCGGGATTCGCACGTCAAAATTGGTGAATGAGCCTGGCTGCGAAAACCAATAGGTCTCCGGCTGATTTGGGCTACCCGCATAGACACGGCGCTGCTGATAATAGGAAACGACGCTTGGATAAGTATTGCCACCCGCACTAAAGGGATTGGTATTCGACGGTGGCACCTGTTGGAAATCCGGCACGTCATTCGTATCATTATACGAAGTCGCAGTCGTATTTGTGATGAACCCCCACGGTCCAGTAGGGCCAGTCCCATCTGCCGGCGATGCCTTGTAGACGTTATAGTAATTGACAGTTCCACTCGCAGGTGCGGTCCAGCTTATTCCAACATTGCCCTGTGCCGTCGCGATATCGCCGCCCGTCGCCGTTCCTGCTACTGAAGCCACGCTTTCTGAGCCGTCAGCAGCATTGACCGCTGTAACGACATAAGAATATTGCGTCGATGATCCTGTGCCACCTGAGACGTTAACTGTCACGCCTGTTGGCGGTCCAATCGTTTCGGCGATTTGCGGCGGCGCAATTGTCCAGTTGGTGTTGCTATGCCGAATCAGCTCTTGGAATTCATAGATCGTGCCGGAAATCTGATTCCAGCAACAGATTGACATGATGTCTTCTGATTGCGTCCATTTGATCGCGTAAATATCAGCCTCAGCATAGGGCGTCGTTAGTGTGTAAATACGAGCGACTGTACCGCCGCCTGAATACGGCGTGAATGTTACGGAATTGATCGGATTGCCGAAAACATCCTCAAGCGTAAAGACACCGCCTCCGCTCGTAGTTCCGACCACATAAGTCTGTTCGTTGAGTTGCGTCATTCCCGAGACGCCAGTTACTTGTACCCAATCGCCCGCCGAAAAGTTGTTTCCCGCCGCCGTTAAAGCACAAGGATCGGCGCGCGTTGCTGCGCTGATGGCATAGCCTGTCTCTAAGACATACCCGCCGTCCTGGATGACGCGCATATAAAGATTGCCGAACTCAAGTGCCAAGCCCTGATTGATATTGAACTGGAAAGGGATAAGGCGCGGCGGATAGGCGCGACCCGTCTGCTTTGAAAACAGAATAAATTCAGTTCCCGCTCGCGAATACGCGCCACCCCGATAGGAGATAAAGGCATTGCGGCAGGTCGCAAGGCCAATGTGCTCACGCGCCAGATCGACGCGACCATAGAGTGACGGCGCTAACTCTCCACTGCCGAACGAAGGTTGGATAAACGGAACGGCCACGAGCTAATACGCCGAACCATCTCCAAAGAGAACGCTGCCCCAACCGTAGCCCCAAACGCCAGGACCAGTGCCGAAGCCCCAGCCTCCCATACCGCCCCAGCCATCTGCGCCCGCGCCGATATTACGTCCGCGAATCCAGTCCGGTATGTGCTCTGCCGTAGGCCAGCCCTCATCGCCATCCCGCACGCGCGCCTCGCCTATCGCCGCCTTGGCGATGGCGATCTGTTCGCCTCTGATCGCACGGCCTTCTTTCTTATCTGGATTAAGCGGCAACGAAAGATGCGTAGCCAATAGGGCAACAAACGCTTCCTCGAAAAGGGCATCCCACATGCTCGGATATTCGATGAAAGCCGTGTAGACCAGTTCGGCGCAGGGCACATCGCAAAGGATGACCTTCCGCATCGTCGGCGAGACGCCAGCAATATTCCACCATTCAGGCACTGGACCACTTGGACCTGATGGATAGGGATAATTAGGATCGGTTGAGATTAGCATCCGTGCTGGCATCAAAATCGGCGGTGTCTGAAACGGCAACGAGAATGTCGTCTGCGGCTGCGGTGCAATGCTAATGTTTCCTGGGATACCCTGCGTCGCATTCGCTTGGTTGTTCCAAGGCACGAAACGCGCAGCGACACAATCATCCGGCCACGCATATTCGTAGGTCCAAGGTGGAATGACGAGCGTGCCCACTTGTTGATTCTGCGGCTGGATTGAATAACCGGGCGATGCGCCCAGCAAAGTCATCGGATTCTGCACCCTGGCAAAATTCCAAAGGGCCGCTCTAAGCAACTGCACGAGGCAAGGAACATAATGCCGAAGTGCCACTTGCGCCGCTCGCGTACCTTCATGTAGCGAGCCAATTTGCATATCGGAAAGGCCGCAAGCGTCCAGCGAGCGATTCACCAAATCCTCGCTCAAGCCAGCCATTAGCCTTGCCGCCCCACCGCCCGTTGCGCCGCACCTTGCGCCACGGTCAACTCGATCTTCTCTTGTTCAACTTCTGGCGGCGTAATCTCATCCAATGCCGGGCCAAGTCGCGCCTGAAGATCGCGAATGAGTGCATCAACGAAGCCGACATCCCATTGCGTCATGTCGGTGACTTGACGGCAATAGGTTCCGATGGCGTTGGCGCAATAGCAGAGGATCACCCGGCCAGGCGCGGCGGACTGTCCTGAGATTGGCACATTATCGTTTGCGATCTCGAAGACATAGGGGCGCGGCACGAATTCAGGCAGGAAAATCGGCGTCGGTCTGATTGAACGCAGCATCAAACAGTCGGCGGGATAGGCGTATTCATAGAGATAGGGCAGCGGCGGATTCGCGACAGGATTCCAACCAACGGGCGGATTGTAGCCTGTCAGCGGCGCTGATTTGAGTAATGTCAACGTCAGATCGCCACGCGGGAAACCCCAATCGCTATAACGCAGCAACGCATCACGCGCCTGCGCATAGATGTCGAGCGCCTTCTTAGCCGCTGGCGTCCCGTCATAAAGGTCGCCGACACGCAGCGGATATTTCAGCCCCGCGAGCGCAGCATTGACGATATCGGCAGGCGATTGAAGGCTAGCTGTCACGTTGCTGCGCTGCTATTTCTATACGGGTGCCCTCTTCCATAAATTCTTTATAGAAGTCCGGTTTGCCAACACCAGCAAGCGCAAGCTTCGCCGCTAGTTCACGCACGACGGCCTCCTGGTAGGCGGCATCCCACATTGGCTCTGGTGGGGTATTACTAATTTCAGCCTGCGCGCTAGCAATGTTCGTCCAGATGACCTTGTTGCTTCCAGCATTGCCAACGAGCCAGTTGATCGGAGTCGGATTATTTTTATCCTGCGTTGAGGGCGGCAAGATTTGGTGAAGCTGCAAACATGTCGCTGGATAGGTGTACTCTTGCGAAAAGCCTTGGCGCGGCGTATTGCCCGTGCTGACGAGGGTGACAATATTTCGGGCGAAGTCATAGCCGAACATTCGGCCAATTGTGTAGACAACCTCGTTATAGACCGCACCTGCCGCGATGCCGAGTTTCGTATTGTCAAAATTAGGCGGCGTGCCCGTAATCGGTACGTTGTCGTTGTAGCCACCGATAAGTTGAACGGCGGCATTCGCAACTTGACTCGGCGATTGCAGAGGCGCGGACATCAGGGCGTATAAGCTGCAAGCGGCGTGAAATTAGCCGTCCAGCGAGCGATATTCGAGCAGCGGATTTCCCACATCGTACCGCCCCAATAGAACGGCGTTCCGGTCAGATTTCCATATTGATCAAGCACGCATTGCGCCCCGAAAGTCGGGCGACCTGCGCCATTTGCCGCACTGATCGCGTTACACAATCCGCCCGTAGGAATCGCACAGGTCGCTTTCAGGGCACCGTTGATAAAGCCTAATAGGCTCGACCCAGAGCGAACGATTGCCCAATGAAAAGGACCAGTCGGCACCGCCCCAAGCGATACGCCGCTGGCGACATCCCAAGTCGTGCCGTTTTGGCTCGCTGCCCAAAGCTGGAGATTGCCTCCAGTTTGAAAAATCTGAAATGGCGACCGACCTGATCCTGAACCAACCAATGTTCCCTGAGCATTTGGATTGACTGCGGCTGCCCACGCATCGATTGTAAAATCGCCGCTCTGGAAGTTCCAATCGAGAACGTTCGCTGGTGTTTGGAATACATAGCCTGGAGGTGCCATGTCTGGACAGAGCATCCCCGATGTGCCATCGAAGCTGATCTTTCCCCCAGCAGCAATCCGCACTCCGCCCGCCCAGCACATCGTATAATTACGTTGTGATGAATCCTGGAATGCAACCGAACCGCTTGGTGTCGTGGCATGTAGCATCAACACCGTGTTGGCATCGTTGCCATTCGGCGACGGGGGAGCCATTGATAGCGGAAAGCCCTCAGACATTCCAGGTGGCACAAGGAAGGTGATCTGCGTATCGACTTGAACTGGCGGGTTTGCTCCCGCAAAAGCCAGTGAGAAATAGAAAGCGTCCTCGCCAGGGATATAAAGCGGCGTTTCGCCAATTGCCCACTTTTCCTCGAAGGTCTCGGTTCCCGTCGCGTTCTCAGAGATATCGACATCGATTAGATAGTCTTCTCCAGTGTCGAAATCGCCAGCTTGAGTAAGAGGAAAACTCGTCTGCTTGATGAACCGCATTCCTTTATCGAGCGCGAAACCACCTAATCCGCCTAGCGGTCCCGTATAGCCTCTGATCTGCATGTTGGCTTGAACGATAGGGATCGGCGCTCCCGCTTGCTTTAGCGCCCAATCGGGCAACCAAAAATCGCGGTTGTTGCGGTAGTAGGCGACGGAGGCATTTGGAGCTGCATTGGGCACGACCGTATCGATCCAGCCGTAAGGCACCCGTTCCCAATTATCGTAAACACCCATCTTGTTTTTATCCCCCACTGAGTCGCGCATCGGCAGTATAGTGAGTATAGGCGACGTACCCAGTATTTGAAGTATAGCCGACGATAAAACCACGCGAACTGGCGTTGAATGGTGCGAGTCCCTGCGCAAGACCATCAGTGAAGGTGCTTCCTCCATTATTTGGAACGCCAGTATAGTCGTTCTGCGTCCCAGCCCCATCATAATAGGCCATCGTCGGTGTTGCCCGCATTGTCGTCGAAAACTCGACCGCAGCTGGAGCATCAACCGTTGAACTCGTCAATGATCCACCAACAAGACCAAGCCGGGTCGAAGTCGCTGGCGCAACGCCGTTTGCGTAGCTTGTTTGATAGAATCGGGAGCACCAAGCCCGATCACGATCAACCGTATAGATTTCTGGCGCAGGCGGCGATGAGTTAAGCCCAACGGTCGCGCCAGGTGTAGGCCGCAAATCAAAGCCACCACCAATGACGATATTATGCCCGTTGCCGACTGCGCCGAAGTCGATCACGACCTCATAGCCTTGTCCCGCACTTGGCGTCACGACGAAGGTATAGGCTTCTACGCAACTAGAGCCGCTACCGCAGTTCTGCAAATTCGTCGTTGAAAGATCGGTTGCAGAGGATGTCCAATTATCCTGTCCCGCCGATGCCTGTTTCGAGGTGATGGTAGGCGTAAGGGTCGCGCCAGTATTGTTCTGGATCGGGATTTGGAATGTGACGGTCTGGCTGCCCAAGACCGCTGCATCATAGCTCTCGATGACGAAACGGCATTGCAGATCGGTATTGCCGGTCTGTCCAGTCAGCTTTAACCCGTAATAGCTCAATGGCGTCGTCAACGGATTGGAAACCTGCGTTGCCGTAATAGTCGCGCCCGTTTCAAGACAGCCAACGCCTTCTGCCGTCCAGGTCAATCCCGTGCTTACCGTAATCGTCGTTCCGCCATACCATTGTGAAAGTGTTGTGCCACGCAACTTGTTGACGAAGCCCGAAGCCGCGCCCGCGATCTGTGTCGGCGGCAAGGAGCCAGAAAGATTGTTGTATCCAAGTTGGATGCAGCCGGGAGCACCGGCAGTTGAAATCAGGTTCATTACCTGATTAGTTGGACAGGTAATGCTCTCCGTACCGCCGAGCGATGTAGCTCCTGGCGTTGGCAGATCAAGTCCCGTGATCGTCCGCCAAGTTGGATTGACTGCTGCACCTGAGGTCGGTCCGGCGAGGAATGTATTGGCCGATTGCGTTCCGAGATCGGCGGCGACAATACTGCGAAAGATCGGAACGCCGACGCTGCCGTTGGGACCAGCAAACACCGTATTTGCGTTCTCATTCGCTAACGCTGCCGCGAGCGTCCCGCTAGTCGTGACTGGGCTGCCCGATACGGAAAAGATATTCGGCATCGTAAGGCCAACTGAGGTCACGGTGCCGCTGGCCGTGCCGCAATCCTTTAACAATGAGCCGGTCGTGTTATTCCAGCAGGCAATATCATTGACTGTGCTGGAAGCGGGACCAGCAACGCCAGAAAGCGCCGCTGGGAAATTGTAGAGCGTTCCGTTGATCTTGAATGAGAGCGGCTGCGTTGCCGCGCCACCGCCTGCGCCCGTCTCGATTAACGCGCCGCCGAGATTGTTCGGGCCAATACAAAGATAATGGTAGCCAGTCCCGCCTGCTGGCGACGCATCATAATCGCACCAATTCGTGCCATCCGGCCCTGTACCTGCATTGACATAGGGCGGCGTTCCTGTGCCTCGCTGCACGAGGAGCTGTTGCGCCAAGCCATAACCAGGAATTGTTCCGCCTGATGCCGGACCGCTATCCCCGATGACTGCCTGAACGCCAAGGCCGACATACATCGGCGCATCGCCATTAACCGGCACGCCCGATTGCAAGAGCGCACCCTGTGCCCATGCGCCTGTCGCGTTCAGGCAAAGCAATAGCGCCGCGAGAATTCGCGCCATCATCGGCTCAGTCCTCTTGCGAAAAGTTTATTGGTCGCAGAGCCACTTATCAGCGGGCTTGCAGGAGTTGTAATAGTCCTGCCAATGCTTCACTTGAATCTGCATGTTCTGATTGTTCAGCGCTGCCGCTCGTTCCAGCTTGTCATAGACAGTATGAAGCTGTGTGAGTTGCTGCTGCGCCATGTCCAATTCCTGCTGAACAGGCGATTGCACTGTCTGCGCCTCAGCATGGCCTAGAAAAAAAGAAAGCGCCAAAATGGCGCTCCAGACAAACCTACGCCTCATGAACAAAACTCCGTTAGGTTATTTGTGATCTCACGGATGCGTGACGCCCTGACCCCACACATAGGCAGGGTTATCGCCAGGATTGATACGCTCGATGTGCGTGCGCCGGTCAGCCGATTCATGCCCCATTGTAATCGTCGGCGGCATCAATTCAATACTCGGATCAACCGGCAATTCCTCAACGGTCATCGGCGTGAGAGACTTGCGAGATTTCGCCATCACATATCCTCCTCAGTCTCCTGGGACTCATCTTCGCAGGCGGCTTCTATCACTTGAAGCATCACGCAGCCACCGAAAGCTGTATCATTCGTGCTCTCGACGCGAACGCTACCGATCATGTGGATGAGATGTCCGCGCTCGGCGCTATCTTCGTCCAAATCCAGCCGCTCGTGGTCGTTCTCATCGAGACAGATACATGGACGGCACATTTCCGGCAGTTCGACGAAATCGCTATCGCCGAGCTTTAATATGATGATCTCGCACTCCATCCGGCAACCGTCCATCGTCCGATTGACCGACGTGCATTGTGCCATTGCGGCGAAACTGATCGTATCGCCAGGGCGCGGATCATCCACATCCAGTTGCTCGAATAAATCCTCGCGCACCATGAACGACATGCCCGAAGGATATTCAGGCGGCGCCTGATCGCCACCAAGTTGGCGCGCTCTGAGCCAATCATATTGCTCATCGTCACTCAGCGCCATTGAGGCAAAGCTGCGGAAACCAGCCATTCTAGGCCGCCTGCTGCGCTGGAGGGCCGCCAGCGCCTTCCTCTGGCTCGGCTTCGGCTACTTCAGTCTCGTGCCGCTGATGCATCTCGTGCCGCGCGCTCATGTGCCGATGGTGCATTTCAGCGTGGGCATGATGATGTCGCGCATGCATCTGATGCCGTTCCATCTCGTGCTTGCGATGAAGATTGGCGAGCGCATCGTGATCTTCGTGATCAATCCCCTCATGTTCGCGCTCATGACGCTCGTGGAGCTGCCTATGCTCCTCGCGATGATGTCCATGCTGATCGCGACGCTCGCGCTCGTGCAGGTCATGCATCTCCGCTCGTTCGGCAGCGTGGCGCGTCGCCATATCGTCCTCGCCGTCCCCAGCCTTGTTGCTACCACGCGCTGGGCGACCATCGCGTTCTTTGGCTTCCTTCGCAGGTGTTTCGCGCTTTTCCTCGGCATCCTCGCCGCGCTTCTTGCCATACCGCTTGTCAGCAGCGCTTTCTTTCTCAGCCATCGTCGCTACCTCTTTCCATAACGGCGATCAGCAGCAGATTCTTTTTTGCCGCCAATCTCAATATCAGGATATTTCGCATGAACCTTGCGCTTGATTGTCGCCAATTCACCTGGACTGGCGTGCTGTGCGCCGCGAGCAAGGGCATTGCGTGCTCGCGCTTCGGTATCAATTGGATATGCGCCTGCGCCTTTGCCGCCAGGGCCTTCGCCATGCCCTGGCAATGCGAATTGCGAGGACGGCATCTTGCGACGTGCCTCGGCACTCAGCCACTTATGTTTACGCTCGGCCATTCTTGGTCTCCTCGCCACGTCTGCGAGAGAAATCACTGATCTTGACGCTTTTGGCCGCTGCCAATCGGCGCATTACCAAGCTCGCGATCTAGATCACGTTCATCGGGAGATTGGTTGTTCATCTTTTTATTTCGGCTCTCAATTTCGCGCGCTCGCCGCATCCGGTAATCGGCATAGGATTCGGTCTCATCAGGCATTTTTCTTTTTCTTGTTGTAGCGCTTGTCCGCTGCCGACTTGTATTCAGGAAGCTTGCCACCCGTATCGGCAGCGACGAATTCCTTCCCGACTTTCTTGGGTATGCCTAGCGTCGATTTTCCCTCTGCTGCAGCATGCATTGCCGCACGCTGCGCTTGGCTGACTACCGGCATCGGAAAAGAGCGGGGCTGCGAAGCCCCGCCAAGGTCAGGGGGTTAACCGATGCCAAGATGCTACGGCCTCAAGAAATGACGTAACCAACGCGCGTCCCGCGCCTGCGGATCGCGGGTGATATTATAATCCAGCATCGCCCTTGCCTCGGCGGCAGGAACATAGAGTGAGCCTTCAACAAGCATGCGGCGAAACTCAGGATCGACCGGCCATGCCCGCGCCGCCGCCAAGGGCGAAGTGCCGCGCGCCAACATGATCTGTGCGCGAAAATCTAGCAGAGCCATCGCGCAGATTATTGCGGTAAAGAGCACCCGCAGCGACCATCGCCAAGATGCCAGAAGCGGGATTCTGGAAGGGGAACGCCACCAACGCATCGAGCACAACGGCCAGGAAGACGTAGAGCCAAACGCCGTCCCCTGCGCCAAAGAGCGAGAGCATGAAGGCGGCGGCGAGACAAAAGCCGATTGGCCCAAGCTCATAGAGGATTTCAAGGAAATCATCGTGCGCATGGAGCGGGCGTCGTGCGGACGTATCCTCGTGAACCGCCATTTCTGGGAAGGTGCCGTAAAACTGACCAATGCCGCGCCCAAGAATCGTTACCCCACGCAGCGTATCTTGCCAGATCGCCAATCGCTCATTTTTCGAGCGGTCCAGCGGCCAAACGAGTGTGAGCGAGACTGTCAGCATCAAGATCAGCATCACAGCAAGAACTGTTGCCCCAATGCGGCTGAACGGCCAAAGCAGCATCGGCACGCCGATCAATAAAACCGCTCTGGATTGCGGTATTAAAAGCGACGGGAGGATGAACGGCAGCAGCCAACGACGTGTCCAGATCAACCAGACTGCTACTGGCAATGCTGCCTCGGCGAGAAAGTCCTTGTTGATGAATAATCCCGCTCGTCCGTGAGTAAGAACAACCACCGAATTGATCGCCAATCCTATCGCTGCGCCCTGATAGATCATTGTAGCGCTCCCGCGCGATCCCATCAGAAACGCCATGCCAAGGATTGCCCAATGCCAGAGCGCCCCTATTCCGTCGAGTGGCTGTGGCGACCAAAGCAGCGAGAGCACTGCCCATCCGGCAAGAGCCAAAGCAAGAGGCTGAGTCCAAAAGCAGCAGCGATCCATCGTGGCGCAGATGCGAGTTGATACCATCCTGGGACTATTGCCACCATCAGCAATAGTCCCAGGATGCGTCCCGTGATCAGGGTGAGCGATACCAAGTCTGCACCGGAGCTTCGTAGACCATGCACTGCGGCGTATTGGCGACGCCTGCTGTCGCCGCGCCCGTCACAGTCTGTCCCGTATTCGCGGTCCACGTTATGGCAGTTTGCGTCTGCGTCGATAGGAAGCATTCGCGCTGACCGTCAACCGGATTAGGCGCAGTGGTAATCGTCCCCGTTGCCAGCGTGCCCGTTGGCCGGATGATGAAGTCAGTCACGCCGTTCGGGAAAGTAAACGACCAAGCCGTGCCGACTGCGCCTTCATCCACATAGGCTGGGGCACCAGCAATATAGTTCGGTAGCGTATATTGCTGTGACGGCCCGGCGCGACCGCCTGGAACAAACGGCACGAGATCAGTTGAGGGATTGGTCGTTGTGATCGCCGTAGGCGCGGTCGTCAACTGCGCATGAGCACCGCTCGACAGAGCAATGAGGGCTGCGGCGGCAACCCCACCAAGAAACTTACGCATGCTCATTCTCCTTCGTGGGATTGACTAGGTAACAGGGTATTGCGGGCGACAGAATATGCGCACATTCGCAGTGGCAGCCGCCCCTTGCGCTGTAGTCAAAGAGAGATAAAGGACCGGAGAACCGGTCGTCGGGATCGTAAACTCGGTCGTGTTGCCTGCTGTTGCCAAAGTCGCCAACATGGCATTACCTGTCGTATTGGCGGCATTAGTCGTCAAACTTGTATAGGTCTGGGTCGAAGCCACGACAGCAATTCCACCTTTGCTCGCGGCACTGTAAAAGCCGCCTGCCGCCGTCGTCATCGAAACGCTTGGTGCCGAGATGACGATCTGATCGATCATGTACGTTGATGTCGGCACCATCAGCGTAATCTTCTGGTCTGCCGTCGTATTGAAGTTCGCGCCGTTCAGCCAACCGCATTGAACACGCCCTGGCGCATAGGACTGCCACGGCACACTCGGGAATTGGAAACCCGTGAGACCCGTGCCCTGCGCGAAAGCCGCCGTGGCGAAGAGCAGCGCGCCAAAGAATGCAAAGAGCCGTTTCATGTTGCTCCCCTAGGCTGTCGGAATGCCCCAAGCGGTCGGCGCCGGGCTGGTCGTGGTCATACGATAATTCACCGTACCTGCGGTAAGCGCTGTGCAATGCAGTCGATAGAGCACGCCTTGTTCCGGCTCGCTCGCAACAAACGACACGTCCTGATTTGATGTACTGTAGATCGCTTGCTGACCACCGCCGCCGACACCACAGATGTACCAGGTCGCGCCGCCGTCGAAACTGCGCTCAAGCTGGATTGATCCGCTCCATGTCCCATTTGGACCGCTCGGGCCACCGAAGACAACATTGAACGCGCCCTGAAAAGCATAATAGGGACTGGTAGTGGCCGCTGCCGTAAACGTGCCGACAAAACCGCCATTGGCAAGATCGGTCGAGCCAAGCGCATTGGCCCCTGTCGGCGCGTGCGTGTTCGACGGTATGCCCATCTAAACAGACATCCCATCGCCCATGCCGCCGCTGACGATGCGCGGCTGGTTATTACGGCCACGTCCGCCGCTCATCTCCCTAACTACTGTCCCATTGATGCGGTTCGGTCCTGTCTCGACGCGCTCGATGCCCTCAACGCGCGATCCCGCAAGCGGTGCGCGCGGGGTCAATGACGGTAGCTCCGGGATAGGCAAACCCATTGCCGCGCTCGGCCTACGCATCTGCGATGCTTGCGCGGCAAGTTCTTCTGCTGACGGCCCGGCTTCGCCACCGATATAACGCCACATTGCCTCAGAGATTTTTTTTGCCGATTCATTCTGTGGGCGCATGTAAGTGCCGGGCGCGCGGAACCAGCGGATGGTCTCGCCTTGCAGGAACATCTCGCCGCCGCCCGATCCATCCTCGCCAAAGAAATCCTCTTCCAAGAGGTAAACCGGGATTTCGTCGTTGGCCTTGAGCATATCGCCTTTATCGGCGAAATCGAAATAGCGCCGCTGCCCGTCCTTCAGGAGCGTTGCCATCTCGATATAGGCCGCCGCGCGGGCTTCAACCTCTTCCACTGGAATTGGCTTCACATGGCCCGGCATCTGCTCGACCGTTGCCTGCGTCGTGCGATTGATCGATGCCGCGATCTGTTCACCCAGCGCCCGCATTGCAGCAAGCAAATCATCGCCAGAAAGCTGCTGCTGCGTTGCCACGGCGGCAGGAGCCAATGCCGCGATGCGCTGCTCCACCAATTGCTCGATGGCCTTGGCAATGATCGGATCGGACATCGCTGCCGTGATCCGATCCGCATCGCTCACTTCAGGCGCGACAAGAGCAGGCTGCGTTTCCTCGCCGATGCCTAATTGCTGATCGGAAAGGATTTCGCCGTCATTGTCCTGCTCGTGCCCGGCTAGCGCGATATCACTTGGTTCAAGATGGAACCGTTCGCGATTTTCGCGCAGCCGCATATCAGGGCGTCCAGGAGGCATCGATCAGACCTCAGTAGTTGGCGGGATAAATCGGCGCGTCGTCACGGCCCGTCGCGATGCCAGCGTAGGCAATCGTCCCCGCCGTCATCGTCGCCGTCCCAACCGTATAGTTGAGGCGGAAGAAGCGCGGGAACGCCTGACCGGGCTGACGCGGCGGAATCGTGAATTCCGCGATCTTCGTCCCCGCCGTCAACGAGGCAAGCGGCAAAGCGCTAGTTTCGGCAATCGTGTCCCAGGCGCCGGGCTGATAGGTCGGCGAGCCGCTATCGACCGCAGCCTGCAACGCAACATTGAGCGTCGCAGCACCTAAGCTCGCGAATGTCGTCCCGACGATGCAGACCAGCACTGGCGGACTCTCGCCATCGCCGATGCCGATATCCTGCCCGAAGACAGCATTCTGCACGCCAAAATAGTTCGGCGGTGCCGTGCCTGCACCAACCCCCGCCCAATCGAGCGTATTGGCGGATGCCTGACTACCAGCCGCAATCGCAAGGCTGGAATTCAGGTCAAGGGTAAGCTGAGAATCCAACAGCATCGGAATGCTCCTACGTTAAAAAGGTTATCGGCTTGGCGATCACGTCACCTGCGCTTCGGTTGAAGTAAGCTGGTCATTCACGCGGATCGGAATGCCACGGAAGCTCGTGACTGGCTCGCCAGCGTAATCGCGCGGTCCCAAAAGGACGTTGCGATCACGAATCGCTTGGATGTCCATGAAGCCGCGAATAGTACGATTGCCGTAGATTGCTGGCCGCACGGTCATGCCGCGTTCATTGCGGGCATCAGTATCAGTGACGCCACTCTCGTTGCGCGCCATCTTCGGCAGGCGAAGGACGAGCTTCGAGAGGCCAACGAAGATATCGTAGGCGTTCGGCCCGGCGAGACCACCAGCGGCAGCGCTGGTCACATCGAGATTGCAGATGCGACCGCCCCAGCGCCAGTCCTCGACCGCCATTCCGGCCATCTGACGGAACCACGTCACCTTGGCACGATAGGGATTGCCGAGATTGTCGTAGGCCAGCACGACCTCATCGAGCGGCGTCAATTCAACGCCTGCATGCATGCCGCGCGGGAAGACGCCATAGATCGAACGCGGCGACCAGCCGATGAGCCAGAGCGAGGCATTGTTGCTGGCCCTGCCGCCGCCGTCGAAGACATTCGCGGCATTGGCGGCATTCGCTACCGTGACGGTGTTGTAGTAATTCGACAAGCCGGTAAACGATGCCGGATTGGTCGTCGCGTTGCCATAAAAGAACTGGTTGGCGATGGTCTGCGACGCGCCTTCAAGGATGGCGTTGTCTTCTTCATAGCGGAACTGGTTTTGATCGCGCGCCATTTCGATGAGGCGCAGATCGATGGTGGACTGCATTTCCAGATCGCCGCAGTCCGTGCGACCCTGGGCGGTCGTGGATTTCGACCCCGGCACGCCTTGACCGATAAAGCGCCACCATCCCTTCGGAATGCTGGTGCGCATCGTATAGACGTGCCCCGTGTTGGTGTTGCCCTCCTTCCAAACGAGATCGTCATAAATCTCGTTCGCCTGGGAGAGCAGTTCGGCAATATCGGCGGCTTCGCCGTCCGGGTCGGTACGGCGGGCCAAGTCAACCAGCGTAAGGTATTGTCCCGTAGCCATTTGATCCTAGCTCCTGTTGAGTTTAGCGTCTGCCGTAACGGCGGTCGGCGGCACTACCTGGACCGCCCGAAGGCCGCGCCGGTTGCGACGGCGGCGGTGCGGATGGTTCAGAGAGTTTCTTCATGGCAGCGGTCCAATTATCCGTGCCCGTCAAATCGTAGATTTGTTGCATGCGGCGACCGACCTCGGCCCACGCACCAATCTCGGCGCGATGGTTGCCGATGCCCATCGCTTCTTGCATATCGCGGAACTCCTTGAGGCGCGCTTCGTCTGCGCCAATCACATCGCGAATGCCAAACCGCGCGGCATTCACCGTCGTATCGCGCCGATTGCCACCGATAGTCGGATCATTATCGAATTCGCTGCGCCATTGGCTCTTGGTGTTTTCCCAAGTCGCGAGATTGCGTTCGGCAATCTGCGTCTCGATTTTCGGCAGCACTTTTTCATTGAAATACGAGACATACCGCTGCGCCTGATCCTGCTTTAATCCGTCTTCGGCGAAGAGCGTCTTCGCGCCATCGACCAATTCATTGTCGGCGGGACGATCCTCAGGGAACGCAAATTGATAAGTCGGCGGTGCGGCTGGCGCAGGCGGCGCAACAGATTCCGGCGTCGGCGCAGCGGCTGCGGGAGGTATCGCGGGCGCTGCTGGAGCCGGGGCTGACGGCTCAGGAACCGACGCCGGAGCGGGTGCCGGTTGCGGCGCAGGCGGCTCGCTCAATACCGCTGGCGCGGGAGCGGGAGCAGGAGCAGGCGCGGGCGCAACCGGTTCGACAACGGCAGGAGGAACCGCGACAGGCGCGGCGGCAGGAGTTTCTACGCGAACATCAGACATCAGAGATTTTCACCACGTCGTATGCGCGAGGCCGTCACGGGATCAGCCTCATCAAATTGCTCCCAGAGCTTCCAGCCGCATTGCTGCACACCCGCGCGGAACCACGTCCCGTATTGGTCCGGCGCGAGGCCATTGACGGCGGCAAACCGTGTCTCGAAGGCATGAAATTCGTCGAGCACTTCCTTGAGCCAAATTCGGCCTTCAGGGTGCTGCATGATCTGGATAAGCCATTGGCGACGGCGTTCGTGCTGCCGTTTGCGTCCACGATCTTCGTCTTCGCGTCGTTCGGCAGCGCCCGGATCAAGCGCGTCTTCAATGCTCGTGTCGGCAAGATGGGCAAAATCGCGATCATCGCTCAAACGATCAGCCCGCTTCGCTGCGGCGGCTTATCCCGAAGGTAAGGCGGCAGGAGCAGCAGCGGCGATGCGCTCATGCTGGTAAGACCACTGGCGCGCTCGGCAAGCTCCTGAATGCGGCGCAGGCTCAAGCGAAATACGTCAGCCATCTTGCCGAAATCGAGCCAGCGCTCAAGACGCCGCAACTTATGAATTTGGTTCGATACTTTGACGTGATAGTTGCTCAGTTCGAGCCAAGTAAAATCATCGCCGCGCTCATGCGCCATTTGACGGCAGATGCCTTCGAGGCGCTTGCAGATTACCCGCAACTCCAAATAGCTCATCTCGCGCGGACTGATCTCTACTGCCTGCTTTTGCAGGGCAACGCATAACTCAACCGCACGTTTGCAATCATCGCGGAACCGTCCGAGGAATTCAGTCTCACGGCTCATGCGTAGCCTTCGGCTTGCCGAAAACCCGGCAAATCCTCTGGATTCTCGTGAAGGCTCAGGCGAATCGCCTGGATCGTCATTTCACGACCTGGAAAGCCGACTTGCGCCAAGCGGTAATTGCGCCGTCCAATTCGCGTGTCGCACGTCACGAACTCGTAGATCGGCTCATGCGGTACATAGATTTCGCACGTCCCCGCAATGCGCGGGTTGCCTTCCTTGCTGTCGCAGAACACGAGCATCAGCCCGCGCCCGCGATAGCGCCCAAGGCGCTCTGATTGGTCATCGCAGCCTGCCCTAGATTCTTGGCACCCTGCGTTGCCGCCATTGCGGCCTGCGCCGCTGCCATCTCTTGCTGCTGGTTCTGGCGCTGCTGGCGTAGCTGCGCGACTTGGCGCTGCCCGCGAATGATCCGCGACGACGCGCCCAAGAGGTTCGATGTCTCGCGGATCGCCTCGTCGGGATCGAGCGTATCCATCGCCTCGGGGAAAACCGGCTGCAAGGACTGCGCAAAGGCAAAGGTCCGCTGAATCGAATTCACCGATCCGGCGCGCTGCGCCAAGGTCAGCATCGAGATAAAATCGACATGCAGCGGTACGCCGTGCAGGCTCGGGGGCACCTTCGGCCAGAGGCCGCGACGGTGCATGATTGCAAGCTGGCGCTGGATGCGAGGCTTCAATCCGTAGCGATAGACACGTCCAATCACTGGGCCAAGCTGCATCAGCCGCTCTTCGCGCAGCGCATCGATCTCCGTCGCCGTCACGTCGCGCTTTACGTTCTCCTGAAGCTGCTCAATCATGCGGAAGAGATCGGCGTGCATGCCGCGATGGATGCGTTCTTGCGTCGCCGTGATGGCTTCGTTGATCGCAGGGAGTCCCGCGCCGTTGACCTCGAAGATCGGCTTCATCTGCGGCGCACCCGTCGCCGCGTCATAGTAGGTGATCTGGTCAGGCTTGATCGAGTGCGGCTCGTTTTTGAGCGCGACCGGCGCGGTCATCGGCGGTCGCACCATCTTTTCGATAAATTCGGACTGCCGGGCGACCATGATCTGAAGTTGGATCACATCGCCTAGCACCGTCGAGCCAGGACCGCGCCCATAAGGATCATTGGAGACGCGATGCCACTGCGCGGCGGCAAACGGCTTCTCCTGGAAGCCCGCAATCGATAGCGGGCCGTCACCGGCCTTGCCGATCAGCCAATAGACTTCGCGCCAGGTGAAATTGCCGGAAAGTTTGCCCGCTTCGCCGCCCTTATCGTCATAGATCGCATAGTTCGGTTCGATGGCATGACCGACGACGTGCTCTTGCTCTAGCGCGCCACCCTTTTGCATCCACTGATTGCGCACCGCCTCGGGACAGTTCGCTAACCCAAACATCTCGACAATCTGGGCGATGGTGCGGCGCTCTTCAACATAAAGCGACTGGTTCTCATTGTCCGCGCCAGAGGTCAGGCAATACTCGCCCGCACAGGGATTGCGGCAGACGAAAACGTTATCCTTGTCCTCGTAGTCGATGGCGACGCCCGTGCCGAAGAAAACCTCGTCCTCGTAAAACTGCGACAGGCTTTCGTAGAAGTTGGTCTGGTCCTGGATGTAGCGCAGGCGCTCAGTCAAATCCTCGAAGAACATCATGCCAGCGCGGTCAAGCTGAAGACCCGGTATGCCCGCACCAAGTTTCAACCATTCGCGGTCCGGATCGGTGCAGACCGTCATAATGCCGCCCGCGCAGGTCTGCCCATCGAGCGTCGCGGTGTCGTCAAGGATTGCGCCATCGCGGCGGATGCCACGATTGAAATCGTTCTCGTAGATGAAAGCGTGATAGCGGCGCGGCAACTCGAAACGAGCGATATCGCCCCAATGCCGCCACCAGGAAAGCCGCCAGGTCTTCTCGGCGGCAAGTCGCGCTTCAAGGTGGCGATAGAGCGACGGCCAGCCAAGATTGGATGGCAGCTTGACGGGCTTGGTACTCGGCAACGCCGGTTCTTCGGCCAGCAGTGTCGGGCTGGCCTCAAAATAATACGGCTGCTCGGCATCAAGGCCATTCGTATAGCGTTTGGTGGCTTTTGATTGAGCCATCTATTGGCCTAGCAAACTCTTGTTCGTCGTCGGTGCGTTCGGCGCACCTTCGGGGCTGGTGAAGATCGACTGCGATCCCGCCGCCGCCAAAGCCGCCTGCGATGCGCCCGCTGTCTGCACCGCTGCATTGGAGACCTGTGGCGGATTAGGCGGCGGCGGAGGAGGAGGAGGCGGCGGAGGAGGAGAACCGCCGCCGCCGCCACCAAAAATACTCACTGCTATGCCCCCAACAATGTCTTGCCCGCGCCGCTCGATCCCAGAAGATTCTGCTGGGGCACTGGCGGAGCGCCAAGAATTGAAGTCGATGGCATTGGGGTCGATGCCGGATTGACCGCTGCTGGATTGGCAGAGGCCGCGCCTGCTGTGGGTGCCTGCCCCCAGTAACCGCTCGTCGTCAACATCGTCTCTGCGCCTTGCGGTATGTTCGCCAGGTAGGTGATTGAACCCGTTGGGTCTTGAACATATTGTCCCGCTCCCATACCGGCCATCGTCCATCCCGTCGGAAGCTGGAAATCGGGTGGAATCGTCGGTCCCGCCGCAGAAGCGGCGGGCAGATTGCCCGTGCCCGTGCCTGGCGGTGCCGAAATCGTCGGCACAGGGGGCGTCCCGCCACCGCCCCCACCCCCGCCGCCGCCGCCAAAAATACTCAGCGTCGTCCCCATCCCAGCGTCTCGGCGATATCCCGCTTAATCCAGGCATTGAATTTCAGGAGGCCAATAAATCCCGCCCATAGGCCGAGCAGCAGCCATTCGTTCACGCCACCATCCCATAGCGATCAGCGTCAAGCGCGGCTTGCGGCGTCCATTCCTTTTCGCGCCTGCGGTTGGCAAGCGCCGGGATCGCCGAGCGCCACTCGTTGGCAGGGCGAAATGAGGCAAGCGCCAAGCCCGATCTTACGAGATATCGCGAAGCGTCCATCGCATGATCGTGTTCTTTCACGACACGACCTTTTTCGTCGCGCCGATAAATCCGATATTCGCCGAGCCAGTTGGTCAGCGTCGAGAAGACCTTGAGCCGTCCCGTCGAGAGCCGCGTCCACATGTCATAAATGCCGCTCTCCACCGAATTGTCCGCCTCGGTCAAGGTCAGACCAAGCGAGCGGTAGATATTGAGGAGCGACTGCCCATCGGTCTGCGTGCGACCGCGCGATGCAGGATCGATCACGCCGGGTATCCACGCGCCGCGTGACTTAATGGCTTGCGCATGCACAGCAGGCTCGGCATCGCCGCGATAGTGCTCGGAATAGAGGTAGAGGATATCTGACTCGGTATCGAGCGCGCCCCAGACTGCCGCCGTGCGGTTCCAGCCCACATCAAGGCCATAAGCATGCCGCCAATATTTCGGCAGCTCGAAGGGCTGGACGACGACCTCTTGCTCAGCGACAGGATAGATGACGCCCGCGCCAAGCGACGGGATGCCCATCGTGCGAGCGGCGCGCTCATGCGGCAGATACGATGCCTCAAGCTCAGCCTTGGCTTCCGCCGAAAGGTGTGCGGTTTCTTGCCACGAAGTTTGGACAACGAATTTAGTGATCGCTCATCTCCACCGATTTGGCCACCTCTTCGACCGTCTCTTCACAGATGATGTGCCGCTGATTCGGCAACATGATCACCGTTTTGCCTTCGACGCCTTCAAATCCAGGGCCAGTTGCTACAACGATTGCAACAACTTCTTTTGGATTAACAAAGCCAAGACCGCCTAGATAAATGCCGCCTTTGACGAGATGAACGCGGAAAAGCATTCACCAACCCCACGCGGCCATGCGTAATTCTTCGGTCTCCGGCATCCGGCCGCCCGGCAGGTAGTGCAGCACAGTCTCCGAGATGCCCTTCAGCGGCGTAAAACCGCAAGTCACGATCCCATTGGGCTTGCCCGGTTCGGTACTCATCGTCCGGGTCAGCCCTTCGGAATAGATCGACCTCGGCGGCTCTTCATCGAAGAGCATGTGATCTACCTGCGCGGCCTGGAAGCTCTCGCGTCCCTGCTCGTAGGTCTTGAACAGCAACCGGCTTCGCCCGCCAGATACATGATGAACTTCCGCGAAATCGACCGCATCCGCCATGCCGCGTGCCGAGCCAGTACGCGCAATTTTGTCGCCAGGGATAAGCCCCGTACCGTAGGCCTCGCTCGGCCCCAATAGCAGAGGTTGCAGCGATTCACGAACCGCCTTCCCATCTTCGCCCGCCACCCACGTCACTACCGGGCGATCGAAGCGCCGACCTTCCCACCACTCGGGATAATATCCCGTCATGTGGAGGGTCGCTTCGTAGCAGTTGCAGAATGAATTGTGGGTGACGATGAAATCGTTGGTCACGAACGTATGATCGGGACCGTCAACCGAGATGCAGGTGCACTCTCCGTCGCTCATTCGCTCAGCAAAAACAATCCGGCGATTGCCGGATACTTTTATCAATGGATGCCATCGCTCAACTTTCCGTTTTAATCGGAAAGGACAAATCGGCATCGTGATATGAATGCGCCAACCCTCGCGGCCTTCATGTCTTTCGCCATCTTTATACCAATGCCCGGTCTTCGCTACGCTTTTTGCTTTTCCGCCAAGCGATCTCACCAGAAATGTAACGTCATCCCGAAGATATGGCGATGTCGTGTAAAATTCCGTATGGCTACCGCTTTCTTCAACATACCCATCGGTATCCATCAAACCCTGTAAAATTGCTAATCGTACAGGCCGACTATTCAGCAAATAGTCACGCGGAATGGACTTCTCATAAGCATACATACCCCAAATACCCATTCCCTTAAGGGTTCCAACCATTCCCTTAATCCAATAGGTATAAGGACTAGTCTCTTTCGCATGTCGCGTTGCGTAATGTTCATTCAAATATTCAATAATTTCAGGGTCAGCGGACGAAATAGAAGGAGTTGGACTTGAACCAGTATAGCAGCCGTCGCCAAGCATCAAACCCAATACGTATGGGTCCATAAAAACTTCTCGTTGTGTCATATAAGATGAGCAAACTGGAATCTCGGCTACCTTCTGCGGATCTCCTTCGGCAGCACCTTTAGCAAGAAGGTCTTTAGTCGTTCTGACCTTCCACTCATCGCCATTATATCGTTCTTTTCCTTGGCGACACTTCCAAAGATGATCAACGTCGCAAACGACAGAAGCACCATCATCAAAAACGAGCTTCACCGTTTCCCTAATTCCCTGTGGAAAAACACCCGTTACGTAACAAGGATTCCCATCGCCTCCAATAACAGTATCACCAATTTTCAGGCTTTCAATTACTTGAAAACCATTTGGCGTTAAAACTGGCGTGCCATTAAGCAACGCCTTGCCGGTGCGGTTGCCGCCGATGAAGGCACGCTCCTGGTGCCTTTTACCGGCAGCAAAAAACTCCGTGTGTTTGGAGTAGAGTTCGCGGCGCAGCGGCCCTGCGTCGGGATAATACGAATAGAGTTTTTCGCGTTCGGCTTTCTGGCGATCCAACCGCGCGGTGATTTCTTCCGGCGTTCCGGCCTGCCCCGACCATTCCGCGTCCACATTGACGCGCACCCACTCAGCGCTGCGCCCTTTCGCCAGCCGCTCATAATGGCCTGCTGGCAATTCGCCGCCCTTGGCCTTGAAGTTTTCTGCTTCGGCGCTGCGACCGCCTGGCTGGCGGAACAGCTTCACTTCGGGATCGAGCGCCAACCAATGATCGGCGGGCGGCATCAGGCTCGTGCAAAGGATCATCGGCATGGCCGCTTCTTCCTGCGGCCATGATCCCGCGATCTCCAGGCAGCGCTCGAAAACGGCTTTCTCGATATCCCGCGCGCCGTCGAGCCATAGCCCCGATGCCTCCAGCGTAGCGAACCGCCGCCGATGCTCGGGACGGTCAAGTGCCAGAAACTGCACATCGAAATGCGTCAACTTGCCTTCACGGGTCTGCACCTTGAAGGCGTGCCGTCCGGCTCTGGCATCCCACTCGCCTGTCTCGCTTGAAACGACCGAATGCCAGAGCGGGATCGTCTGCTCTTCGAGCGTCGCCGCGTCTGCCCGCAGCACCAGCCAGCGCCAGCGCTTCTGCGAGCTGAGAATACTCCGCGTCAGCAGATCGTAGACCGCGCACTTCTCGCGCCCGCCACCAAGCGGCCCGATCAGCGCCCGACACATCGCGCCGGATACGCGAAAGGCACGCAACTGCGCGCCCGGAGGGTCGTATCGGAAGGAAACCGCCATTCGGATTGGTGCAGCACCAGGAAATCAATCCATTGTGCCGTTGGCTAGGCTAGCATACCTAATAATCCCGTCAAGTGGGTTTGCGTGCTACAATCGCCAGATGAAAGAAACCATCCGAATTTTCACTATCTGCGCGCTAAGCCTCATCGTCACGGCGCTCTTTTATCACGCCGAAGGCTGGATCGTCCCTGGCGGGTCCGCCATGTTCTTCACCTGGGGCGAAGCACTATTTACCCATAGGACGCTCCCGCCCGACTTCGCGCAGCGCGATCTCGGCTTTCCATTCCTCATCTGGCTATCAGGCTATCCATGGACGCATTCAATTCGTGGCATCGCCCTCGTCTATGCCGCTTTTGGTGCGCTGATGCCGCCGCTCACGTATTGGACGATACGGCCCTTTGGCGCGTGGCTCGCATGGCTCACCGCGATCTTCGTTATCGTTAGCTGCGCGCCCTGGCTCTTCGCAAAATTCTTCTATCACGACCAGACCTGCATCTTCGCCAGCGTCCTGGCACTTACCTTCCTTGGTCTCTACCTAGCCTATGAGCATCGCGCTTGGCTCTGGCTTTTTCTCGCTGCTGCAATCTTCGCCTCGATCAGCCGTCCGGCGATGAACGCGGTTTTCCCGTGCCTGATGTTCGTTGCTATCGCCTTCGGCCCGCGCCGACACTGGTGGTCGATCCTCGGCTGCATCGCCGTCTTCGGTCTATCGCTTCTTGCCTACCAGACCTATCGCAGCCATGTTTTCGATACCGCGCGCCTCGGCTACACACCCAGCTATGCGGGCGAACAAATCTTCTACGACGCCTACGTGAACGCCGAAGAGTTGGGATATCCGCTCAACGATTTGCATGCGCCGAGGTTCGACCTGCTCCGGGCCGCGCTCCATCGCTATCTCGGCCAGCCGGACAAGCTCGCTGAAGCGATAGAGGCCGAACCGCAATCCTTCCAAGCCAACTTCCGTTATCCTGATCTTGAGCAGCGTATCTGGCAGCATCCCAATTACGAGTACGCCCTCTTCCTCGATGGCGTCGCATCGGACGATCTGCTGCTCGGCGCGGCACTCGACATCTACCGCGCATGGCCCGCCTATGCAGTACGCGTCGTCGCTCGCAATCTCTGGCATTTCGTCTTCTTTCCGGGTTTCGCTCATACGCGCTACAACCTCGTGGGCTATACCCAGACCGGCCTGCAATTCTATCCAGCCGGGTCGGATTCAACCGAAATCTCGCTTTTCCCTTCCGTTGCGCAGGCTGAGATGCGGACTTCGCCCGATCCAGTTCTCGACCTCATTGCTCCTTGGTGGATGCGCCTCTACCAGCCCTTTATCTTCGCGTCCTCGCTTCTCGTCCTAATGGGCTGGGCGGCAATCTGTTCCGCGCCACGCCTCCATTCCCGCGCCTTCATCGGCATCTTCCTCGCCGCCACCGGGCTTTTTGTCTACAACGCGCTCATCGTCTCCGCCTTCGCCGAGCCGGACTATCGCTATCAAGGAATGATCCTCGTCCTGCGCATCGCGCTCTGCGGCTTCGCCCTCATCGCCATCAAACCGAAAAACCCTTAGCCATCACCATATCCACATCTCGTTGTCATGCTCCGGCTTGCGCTCCACCGGACCCAATCGCCTCGCCTTCAACCACCGCGCCACCGCCGAGTAAACCACGCCGAACAACGGCCAAAACATCGCGCACCCAAATAGCACAACGAACCAGATCATCCCTTCGGGTGCCCCAGCAGCGCATCAACCGCATTCAGCGCCACCACCGCCCCATCTGGCACCCGACCCTCGGCCATCCAACGGCGAAACACCGCCATCAGCAACTCCATCTCCGAATTGCTCACCCCACGACCGCGAGCGGACAATCGCTTCCTTACCGCGCGCCCCGCCGCTTTATCCAGACGATCAGCCAAACCAATCCCCCCACGTAGACAACCGAAGCCAGAACGCCCCACCAGTCAATCGCCATGGTATTCCAACGCCGCTACCGCCACGGCTCAACCTCCGGCAAACTCCCATCGGTGTACCATCTTTCCATCCCATTCCCAACCGCCAACTCCAACCGCGCCAGCCCCTCCCGCCACAGCCGCCACCGCGCCATTCCGCGCTCCGTCAGCCTTCTCTCAACAACCTCCCGAAACCCGCACCACTGCACTTTCCTATGCCCACGCTCAACCAAATACGTCACCTTCCCCCGACCCGTCTCATCCCGAACCGGCTCCCACCAACGCTCAACCTCCAACCAATCCGGCCTCGACCGCCCCCGAGCATGCCGCTCTACCAACGCCCCCGATCCCCTCGGCAATCGCTCCACCGCCGCCACAACCATATCAACATCCCGGTCCCGCGTCCCCAGCACGCTCACCCGAGCACCACTCACCAGCCGCATCCCATAACACGCCTCAACCAAAGCCCAACTCCCACGCTCCCTCCGCCTCGGCCTCGCTGTCAACCCACCGTCCAAACTCAGCCCCTTGTCCACATACCAAATGCCCCCTCGACCCGGCGCATATGCCCACCACAGCAGCCGCTCAACACTAACCCGCGCCCGAACCGGAACAAACAGCCCAGGATGAACGGCACGCTCAACGGTCTGAAGCATCATCCACCCCCAGGCCATACGGCAAGCCAGCCCCACCCCGCAGCGGCGCTATCCGCTCAACATCCTCCGCCGCAAACCATCGATGATCCTCTTCCCATGCATCATCCGCACCCGCCGTGCTCCCCAGGGCATAATCGCTGATGCCTAGCGTCGATTGCCCCGTCCGATAGCCGTCGTCGTATCCTGCCTGCCACGCCGATTGAGCATGGACCAAAGCGCTCCAAATCAGGGCGAGCGTCAACGCGAGGCTATACAAAGCCAATCGAGGGCCAGCGCGTTCGAGCCAAAATCCCCCCTGCCGCCGGGTGGGGGTGGCTTCAGGCGGCGACATTTCTTTTGCAGGATGAAATGCTAGGCTTTCTGCGGCATTCGACGGCGCTTTGTCGCATAATATCAAATTATGGAAAATGTTAATTCGTTTCATTTCAATGACTTATCGTTATGGGTCAGTGCTGCTGCCGTTTCCAAATCAACATCTTGTGTCGCGCTGACATCGACCATGAGCGCATCGCCTTCGGGCGCGCCCGGCTTGACGATGATGGCTTGCGGCATGGCTTGGTGCAGGTATTTCATAACGTTGGCTTGTGCTGTCACAACAACCTTGACGGCATCGAGCCGATCACAATCCCATTGTTTAGCAAGCCGTATCACATTGTTTTCAATGAGAACATCGACGTTAGCGATGCGCACCGCTTTGTGCAGCGGATCGCCTTCTTCCCGCATGAGAGCTTGCGCGTAAATGTCAGCTCTACGGCTTTGGGAGCCTAAAGGACGACCTCGGGGCTTTTTATCAGCCGTTTGAATTCGCTCTAGCGCGTTGGTCTCGTAAGCCATTGGGGTTGAGGCTAATACGCTGTCGTTAGCGGCTTGGCAAGCACATCTTACGCATCGTTCGCGTAGTAGCTGTAGTGGGCTGTAGTGTCACTACACCGACCCTATAACATTTATGAAAAATATATTCTCCTAACCCATACGCGTAGTTACTACATATACTACGTTACTACATAATATAAAAATCAAAGGCTTAGACGTAGTTAGTAGCATAGTAGCAGGTTGCTACGTTGGTGGAACATAACGATAAGCTGGTGATCCTTTGTAACGTATTGATTTAGAACGCCATCCCAAAGCTTTCAAACAATCGGCGGCTCTATTCCAATGCCATTGCGTCTGATCTTTTAGAGGAATTCCAATCTCAATTAACACTTCCGATGCGGTAATTGATGTGACGCGCTGCGTTATTAATTCGACTTCTCCATCCCAAGGATCAGGGATGCGTCGGGCGCGCTGCTCGGCGACGGCATCAGCTAGAAGCGGGCCGTCGATCCACCATTGTTCGCCCTCAAGGTAAGCGTCGCGTGCTTCAGCCCATAACGCATCGCGGTATTGCGTAAGGCCGTCAATATCGATTTCACCACATTCGGCAGGATTAAATCGTCTTCCACCCGTAGCATCGCGCAGATATTCGTTGTGGTTGACTGTGCCAGCGAATACGTTTTGGCGTAATTGCTCGATCACGCGATGTCCATAAGCTGGACGAAATCGGTCGATGGTTCGCGACATGAACGCTTTGATTTTGGCTACGTCGCCGCGTCCCATTGCGTCAAGTTCGGCAATCTCGATGCACCAAACGCCTCGCAGCTGCATGGCAGCATCTTTTGTGCCGAGATCAGCGATCTCATCGGTAAACCAAGGGACGAAAAGAACACGGAGAGCGGTAGATTTTTTGCGTCCTTGTGGGCCTTCAAGAATGAGAGCGCAATCTGCTTTGCAGCCTGGTTCCATCATGCGAGCAATTGCGCTTATCAAAAAAGTGCGACCAAAAGCGCGGATGATTGGCGTATCAGGACAACCAAGAAAACGGCTCAACCAAAAATCGAGCAATTGATCGCTAGTCCGTTGGCAACGCTTGATATAATCTCGAACTGGATGAAAAGCAAAATCCCGCGCTACAATTTCAATTGCCTCTCCAGCGACATTCTTAGGAATTAAAATCCCATTGTGCTGGCACCAATCGGCTGCGCGAACGTCATCAGCGTCTTCCCACGCGCGATCTTCGCGATATTCACCCCAAGGCGGCACGCCTTTGAGCATTGTTTGCTGCTTGAAAACGTCGAATTGAAAAATTCCGCTCCATTCAGGAGCAGCACGAAAAGCCGTGATAGCGTTTGCCAGAAGTGCTTTGGGCGTCCCCTTTGACGTGGTTATAAGGCTATCGCGCCACGGTGCAAATATTTCCTCAAGCCGCCGCTCGGCCTCTTCCTCATTGCGCGGGATTGCCATTGCGCGCCTCACGATTGAAAGCGCTCGCAATGGTCTTTGCTATCTCAATATCGTCCAAGCCCGAACGGCGAGCCGCCGATGTTAAAACAGTTTCCCCCACGCTGCGCGTTATGCCACCCGCTTCAATCCATTCTGCGAAACGGCAAGCTCCCCAAAACAGCAATTCATTACGTTCGCCATTGATCGCGTTGCCCACTGCACGCAAAACGCCATTGAATTTCTGATCTGTCACAGGTGAAGCGGTTTCTTGAGAAGCCTGAGCACGTGGTTTCGGTTTTATGATCCGAAGCAAATCACGCGGCCATTCAATCACCGGCTTCAAATTGGTTGCATGGCCAGCCTGCGGCCAAAAAATCACGTATCCCCCGTCCGCTCTACCGTCAACTCCTGCAACGGGGCGACTTGTCCAGTTTCGCAAACCAGGATAATGCCGATAGAAATAATGTTGACCGCCTGATCGTGTTTGATGCATCCGCGTTTCCGGCAAATGAGCTTGCGCTAGCCAAGCGCGCGCCTCAGCGTGACGCGGAAGATCAAGATCAAGCACATCAACGCCCGATATTTCGCCAGTCGGCATTCCCACAAGTTCGCCAGGATAACTTTCGAATAGCTGGCGAATCAGATTAGGCTCGCGCTGAGCGTCCTTAAAGCCGTGGGGACAAGCTGGCGTTTTGTCTGAATGGCAAGGGAAAACGGGAAGTTTTAGCGCCGCAGCGCGTTCCCACATTTCCATCGTGTCACGCTAACGCGCCGGGATGCTGCGACCGAATAGCAGCGATCACCCTTTCGCCGAATTGGTCTGCCAACTCCTTTGAACGCCAGCGGAGAATAGATTTGTAAAGCGGCTTGCCGCCATTATCGACGCGTTGTTTTCCGTCCTGAAGCTGCGGCAGCGATGGCATGGAAACCCAGCGTTTGCCGTTCTTGTGGTGAACGGTCATATCCTCGATATAGAGACCGTTGGGAAGCTCGATGGTCGCGAAGCCGCAAAGCGTATTTTTCTGATAGGGTTGCCATTTGTGGACTACGAGGCGGTTTTCGCCCGTCATGCGCTGGTACTCCATCGGGCTTGGGCGGGGGCGGCGGCCAACCCCATCCAAGCGCAATGGCGTCGAATTTAAGCGGGGGATCAACCCGCCGAGCCGCCTCCCCACACTATGCGCTAACGCGCCGCGCGAAGCAAGCAACCCAGACAGAATTTTTGCGTCAGCCAGATTGAGCATTCTCGGTGCTAGCGAAAATATTTTCGACCAAGCGCATTTTGTGCATTGACACCGCGTTTCCGGCGTGCGATATAAGGGGCGTTGGAACCAAGGAGGACATCATGCAATCGCTTTCAAACTTACCGCCCGGCGTTTCTGATCGAATGATCCCTGGCAATTGGGAGAAGCGGTCAGCGTCGCCTTTCAAATTGCTCAAGACCATTCGCAGCCATGTCGGTCATGCTCGCTGGATCGCGGAATGCGATTGGACGGATGATGGCGAGGATATGGTTAGCTTGGGCTTTATCGCTCGCTGCCAACGCGCTAACATCCCGTCGCCTTATGCTTACTCGCCGAGCACAGAACTGCATCGGTGGAACGGCAAGAAGGTGTTTCTGTCGGAAACCTCGCATCGCTGTTATCAGGTGTTTGAGGTTCCTGCGAACGTGAAAACGTTCAAGACCGATGAAGAAGCAACCGAATATAACATCCGCATGACGCGGCGCTAGCTACCGGGCGGGGACAAGCCGCCTCAACGCGCGGTCGGTGGGGGAGACCCGTGGTAGAAACCCCCACCACCGCACAGCGGGAGAGAGATGATGACCGATTTATTTGATTGCTCGCCGCAGATAGCCGCGAAACTCGCCCGATGCCAGAGGATGGCTATGCCACGACCATATCCATATTCGTTGGCGCCGCTGACTGACGACGACGCTTATATTCTTAATCGTTTAGATGATGATTTTTACACGGTCGCGCTAAGTACTGGCATCAGCACCGCAAAAGCGTGGGATGCGGTTGCTTCATGGCGTCGGCATCTCAACTCCTAACGAGATGGTGAATTCTGATGAATACGAAGCCAAGGGTACGACCGATTTTCAAACCAGATTGCGAAGCTCGCGTCATGGGTGAAACAATCCCCGCTATGTTTTTGGGCCGCATGAAGAATGGCCTAATGGGCTATGCATGGATACAAACTGCTGAAGGGGTTTTCAGCGTCAACGTGCGCGATCTTTATATGGTGGCATAATGACTAGGGACGAATGGTTAGGTCTGCTTCAAGGAGATTTGGAGTATCGCATGCTCGATGCGCCTGACGAAACCTGTAAGGCGCTAGCCGAGCGTCTGTGGCAAGAAACCGCTGAATTTACTGACGACGATGCTCAATCAGCGTAAACGGACAATACAAATGAAACGAGCGACCAAAGCCGAGACAGAAGCGATAATTGCTGAGCGAGACTGGTGGCGCGATCTTGCTAGTCGTTGCGGAATGCGGCTGCGTGCATGGGATGGCTTGCCTAAGCATGGCTGTGGCGCGTCATGGATCGCGCCTTCTGGCGCGGTGATCGATGTTCCAGGCGAGCTAGCTAGCGGCATTTGGAACGCCATTCACGAGAAGCGCTGATACAAATGAAACGGGACATTTCAACGCGATGACCAAGCACATCACAAGCGCCGAGTTAAGAACGCTATACGATGTTGCTGATATCGTTGGAGACAGCGAAACGGCGAACGAGGCGTATGAACGGGTAATCGCCTATCGCGACCGGCGCTTTGCCGCCAAAAAGACAGCTCGTCTCGCGCAGAACCGGGCGGCATGGCAAAAGTGGAACAAAGCAAAAAAGGCGCTTGACACTCCCGCCGAGCCGCGCTAGGATCAAGCCGCAATCAAGGAGGACGTGATGAACTACATGGAACGTAAATGCCTCGCGGCGCTGATCCAAGCCATTGACGCATATTGCGCAGCGGCAGAGTGCAACGTGGCGCGCGACTGGCTCAATTGTCAGCGCGCCGGGCATTATCTTCTCCGGCAAGTGTCGAGGTCTAAATGACCTCGTACATCGCAGCAGCGTTGCGAGGTTCATATGAAGCTGGGCGTATAGCCCATGATCATCCGTTGCGAGCGGCCACGAATGTGGAACTAGGGCATTTTGAAGATCGCCGACGCGGCACGCGAACGCCAGTCTGGCAAGTCTTCGGTGAATGTGGTCACGTATTAGATCACTGGTTTGCAATTCCCGATTGGCGCGGCTATGCGGTTAAGGCGCTTCCGAAAATACGACGAGATATGGCGCTTTTTCGAAATGGCAAGCTGCGCCGCTATCGCTGCCGCGCGTGTCAACGATAACTACCCTTCTCGTGAGGACGAAAATGAGCCATCGCATATTCTATATGAGTTTCGCCGATCCTGACCGTCCCGAGGGGCAGCAGTGGCTCGGTTGCATCCATGTTCTTGCTGATGACTTTATGGAAGCGGTGGAAAAAACCCATCGCATGGGGATAAACCCTGGCGGCGAAGTCGCGAGCGTGGATGTAGACAGCGATGAGTTTTTACAAAAATTTCCGCACGTTCCACTCAATCGGTTGATCAAAAGCCGCGAAGAATTAGAGGCGTTGGTTGGCAAAACCGTTCGAATGTTCGACGACGACGGTAACTTAGCGCGTCCCAGCTAATCAGATATCGCTTTTAACCTAGGAGGGAAAAGATGAACGGAAACTGGGGAACGCCAGCTACAGGCGGACAATATCCCAACCCAGAAGTGGCGCAAGTTGAGGAAAGTCGCACAGTCCGAGCAGCGGCGGAACTTGAGCAGATAATGAGCGTCTTCTGGGCCGATATTAATTCGCTTGAAGACGTGATCAATCGTATGCTCGGAAACGAGCCGAAAGCGGTCGGCAATGTAGAACGAAATCCCGCTGGCGCACCTGCATCGCTGGATCGTCTTGATCGCGCAATAGCTGATGCCTCTGCCGCGCAACAAAAGTTAGGAGAACTCGTGCGCCGCGCCCATCAGCTATAATTTTGCATACCAATGGGACGGGTGCCAGAGAGGTTGATTGGAGGTTTGACTGCCTGTCCTCGTGGCGCGCGCTACCGGGGATCGTGGGTTCGAATCCCACTCCGTCCCGCTCACTAGATTGGGGTATTACGATGGGACTAGCCATTTCTGCCGCAGCGGCAACATGGACACTTCTTGTAGTCATGGGGAACGGAGATATTCACCATGACGATAGTTTCCGCGATAAACATGCCTGTCTTGAAGCCGAAAGTATGGCCTTACACGGTATGACTATTGAGGAAAAAGAAGCCGCAGATCAGAAAGCTGCCAACGCTCGCGAAGTGCGAGATAAAGCGTGGCGTGATGCACATCCTCCCTACAAAGCAGTTACACAAGAAGATTTGGCGATGGTAAAAACAGCCCAGGAAGAAATTGCTAAGTATGGGCACCCCATATCTGGCGTTCTAGGCTCTTCTTTACCTTATAAAACCGTTGGGGATGATGGGCTTATATATGATTGGCCCGCAAATATAACAGAAGGAACAAGTTGGAACACTGATCCAACGCAAGATATAAAATATACCAAATGCTTTCCGAATTCCTAATCTAATAATAGGATTACCGTAGGATGTGTGAATCGCCCACCGTTTTCCGAGCAGAAGCCGTTAAGTCTAAGATCGTCCGCATCTGTGAAGATTGTTTGCGGCAGATCGAGCCTGGCGAGTTGCATGAATATGTCTGGGGGATATGGGAAGGCGAACCTGAAAATATCCGGGTCTGCGCCGAATGCTACGAAGTTCGGGAGGAGCTGAAAGCAGCAAAACGTGAGGGCGGAGGTTTGTACGAGGAGGAAATCCTCTGCGATGTTGCGTTCGGGCGGTTGCGCGAAGCTATGATGGACGAATGCCGTGAGGTTGACGCTGCTAACCAAATTCGTGAATACAAATGACACTCAAAGAAGCAGAAGCAGTAGCGAGTAATTACGCCGCATCTGGTGGCTGGCCCTCTAAGGAAGTTGCGGAGGCTCATCGGCTCGCCTTTATTAGTCGAGTGTGGAAAAAATATAGCAAAAAGGATCGCCAACGATGGGCTGATGTCATCGCGACCATTGAATCAGTCAATGTTATTAGTAATTCTCAATGACACGGTGCGAGCAAATAGGAGAGGCGACGCTCTATCTCGCGGACTGTGCCGACATTCTGCCGACTTACGAAAAATCCATCGATGCGGTGGTAACATCGCCGCCTTATGACGCAATCAGAGATTACGGCACTCAAGGCGCGCGTCCTCTTGAATGCATTCCTTTGATCGCTGCGCTTCCCAGGCCTGGCGGGGTCATCGTGTGGAATGTCGCCGATCAGACGATTGATGGTTCAGAAACGGGCAGTTCGTTTGAGCAAGCCTTAGCATTCAAGGCAGAAGGCCTACGCATCCACGACACGATGATCTACTGCAAAGAGGGCGTTACGTTCCCTGATTCGAACCGCTACCATCCCTCTTTTGAGTTCATGTTTGTGTTTAGCAATGGTGCGCCAAGCCATTTCAATGGCATCAAAGATTGGCGTAACAAATGGGTTGGTAACAGCAAAGTTTCAACAGATCGATATCCTGACGGCACAACGCGAGTGCGCCAAGGACGGCCGGTTCAAAGCGAAGGATTGCGGCGGAACTGGTGGATCATCGCCAATCCTTACACTGGCGAGACAGCGGGACACCCAGCGCCTATGCCGTACACACTTGCGGCCGATCACATCTTCACATGGACGGATATGCAGGAGACTGTGTTTGATCCGTTCATGGGATCAGGAACCGCTGGCGTGGCAGCTCTCCGCCTGGGACGCAAGTTCGTTGGCGTCGAGATTGAGCCGCGCTACTTTGAGATAGCGTTACGGCGAGTTGAAGAGGCATCTCGGCAGCTCGACCTCTTCACTGTCAGCCAAATGTAGTAATACAATTGACGACGAACGCTTGATCTGATACGACAAGAACCATGACACAACCTATTGTGAGCTTTAAGAAAGGCCGCTGGTCTCCGGGGACTCAGCTCGCCTATGCGAATGTGTGGAAAGATTGGGAGGCGTTCTGCAATCAGCAAGACATTCTCACCGTCCCCGCCGCACCCGAGATGATCGCCAAGTTTCTGTTGGCGCGCGAGCACGCGCATTCGACCAGCGCACTTAGCCAACGCCTCGCCGCGATCCGCGCCGTCCATGCTGCCGAGAAGGATCGGCTAGGGAAAGAAGACCCCAATCGCATGTACTACGATCTTGACGCGGCGATCCTCAAAGATACATGGAAAGAAATTCTGCGGCGTAAGGGCAATCGGCATACGCCGAAGGAAGCCATCGGATCGAAGAAACTCAAGGAGCTAATCGGTCTAATCCCGACCGATACGCCGCAGGGCCTCAAAGACCGGGCGATGCTGCTCGTGCATTTCGCCGTAGCACTGCGCCGCTCAGAGACTGTGGCGCTGAACTTGGAAGACATCGCACCCGACGAGCACGGCGATCTGCTGGTGCATATCCGTCGCTCTAAGACCGACCAAGAAGGGCATGGCGTCGTGCTAGGTATTCGGCGCACAGGCAACGGGAGCTGCCCTGTAGCGGCTCTGGAAGCCTGGCTGGCGCATCGCGCGACAATGGCGAAGGCGAGCCAAGAGCCAACCGCGCCGCTATTCGTAGACGTGCGCCGTGGCACGCGCCTCACTGGCCAGATGGTGGCGTGGACGCTGAAGGAATACGCTCGGCTGAATCCGAAGCTGAAGCTCGATCCAGCGCGCATTGGCGCACACTCGACGCGCCGTGGTCGGATCACGGATATGAACGACGCGAAGGTAAGCATGAAGGACGGCATGGAGTTGAGCCGTCACAAGACGCCTCAGATTTATATGGCTTACATTCAGGGGAAATCGGCTCTTGCCAACCCTGGCGTGCGAGAGAGCGGACTGTGAACAACAAACCGACTGACATAGACGTTCAGATCGGCGAACTAATCCGCACACATCGGCTTCGGCGCGGTCAATCGCAAGAATGGCTCGCCAAGCGCGCTGGCGTCAGCTATCAGCAGATTCACAAATACGAGACGGGTGCGAATCGCGTCTCCGTCAGCCGTCTACTCGATATATCCTCAGCGCTCGGCATAGATGCACGCCAGATCATTGCGGAGCTGATATGAGCCAGATGTACGAAGTCCGCGAGTTCGTGCACAGCGAGACAAAGGAACGCTACTGGAAGGTGTTTGATTGGTCGCAGGAGCGGCTGGTCAGCGTTCGTTTCAACAGCCTTGATCAAGCGGAGCGCTGTCGTAATGCACTTATGCAGGACGATCAGCGAGACGCCGTGCCGCATCAATGAATGCCTGGCGGCTCGGCTTAGCCTCGCGCGTCGGGATTTGCCATATGTCAAGGATCGCTCGCACGTCGTCGATGTTGCGGCAGACTGCGACCACACCACCCGCAAGCGTGATCTGCTGATGCACGGCGCGCTGCGTAGGACTGAGGCCGGTTCCCGCTTTCAGTTCAATCCAGAGCGAACACCCTCGATATGTCAGATGAATGTCCGGCACTCCAGCTTTGACGCCCATGCCCTTCAGAATCATACCGCGCGTCTTGCCGCCACCACCGTGCCCAATGGCTGACCAGAACACTTGCGCGTTATCGGGAATCAGCCAGGTTAGAAGCTGCGCGACGTGCGTTTGCAACGATTGTTCGGGATGCTTGCGACCGGAAGGTTTGCGGCGTTCAACGTGAGCGTGAGCGGGTTTCTGGAACCAGTCAGCCATCCTACGGTAATCTCACGATTTGGTTGATGGTAAATCTGGTTGCGGTGGAGAATGATCAAAAAGTAAGTCCATCTTTAGGGTTTCCAACACGCCAACTTTTTCGAGTGCGCTTTGCGGACGGCCCAACAACATAGTCATCCAC